GGCCAGCCCTTCAAGCGCGGCGACCTGGCTCCGGATTGCGCGCTGGACGGTGCGATCGCTGGCAAGGTCGATCTGCCGCTACAGGTGAACGTCAAGGCGACGCACGACGACGGCTCGGTGCGGCATGCGATCATAAGCGGCGTGCTGCCGAACCTGCCGGCTGGCGCATCGGTCGTGATGGGGCTGAAGCGTGTTGCGCCCGCCGTCACTGGCGCGCAGAGTATTGGCCTTCCCGTATCTCCGCCGTCCGCAAAGGTTTCGATCGGTGGTGTCGCTTACAAGGCTGAGGCCACTTCTGCCGGAGCGTGGCTTTCTGGATCGGTTGCCAGTGACTTCATTTGCAACGTGCCATTCGTCGACGCCACGGGCGCCCAGCACCCGACGCTGACCGCTCAATTCTCTGTGCGCGCCTACAGCAATGGCGCCGTCCGCGTGGACGCCGTGATTGAGCACTGCAAGGCGTACGCATCGACCACCGACATTACCTACGATGTCACGCTCTCGGCCAATGGTGCGACCGCTTACAGCCAACTTGGTCTTGTGCACACGCCCTGCGCACGCTGGAAGAAATCGTTCTGGTGCGGCACCGCGCCGAGCCTGCACATCAAGCACGATACCGCCTACCTGATCGCGTCGCGTGCTGTGCCGAACTACGACCAGAGCATCAAGTTTCCCGAAACCGTGCTGTCCGTGTTCGCCGCGCAACTGGCGGGCAACAAGTTCGGCCCCATGAGTTTCGGCATCCTGACGCCAGCCATGGGAACGACTGGTGGCCGCCCCGATATCGGCATCATGCCGAACACCCACGTTGCCGCGCTGCTGTCGATGGACAAGCGCGCCAAAGACCTGATGCTAGCCTCGGCTGATACGGGCGGCAGCTGGCCCGCACATCGTCGTGATGACAGCGCCGGCTCGGGTCGCGGATTGCCGCTGAGCGTGCTCAACTTCCCTTGTGCCTCGATCCTCGGCAACTTTGGCGACTGCCTGAATTACGACACGGGCAAAAACGAGTACCTGCCGAAGCTGACCACCGCATCCCAAGGTGGCTTCGACACTGCCCACCAGCCGGGCCTGTACTACCTGCCGTACCTACTGACGGGTGACTACTTCTATCTGGAAGGGCTGCAGTTCTGGTGCGCGTATAACCTGTATAGCTCCAATCCAGGATACCGCTCATCGTACCAAGGGATGATCACCCCCGATCAGGTGCGCGGCCAAGGCTGGAGCCTGCGCACCCTTGGGGAATGCGCTTACATCACGCCGGATGACCACCCGACCAAGCAGAGCTATATCTATTGGGTGGAAACGAATCTGTCGTACTACAACACCCATTACGTTGACGCCAACGAAAACCCATTGGGCGCACTCACCGGAGGAGCAACCGTCTACAACAACGGGACGGGTCTCGCTCCGTGGCAGGACGACTTCTTTACACAATCCCTGGGCCATGTGGCGGAATTGCTGAACTTCGACTCGGCCAAGCGCCTGCTGAAATGGAAGGCGAAGTTCCAACTGGATCGCCTACTGGCGCCGAACACCTGCATCACGAACGCGTGCACCTACGCCCTGAACGTGCGGGCTTCGACCACGACCCCGTATTACGCGACGATGGGCGACTGCATGAACGCCACCGTCGCTCCAGCGCAGTTGGCCTATGCCTGCCAGTCTCCAGAGCGGCTGGCCCTGACCGGATCCAAGGCTGGGGATATCGACGGCTATCCGGGAGCCACCGATGGCTACCCGGCAAACTTCCAACCTGCACTGGCCTTTGCAACTGATTGTGTGGGGAACCGGGAAGCATGGGATAAATTCGAGGCACGCCCGACGAAGCCGGATTACAGCACTGGCGCACAGGGTGCTATCTTGCCGCGGCTGGTGACGGAAGTCGTTGCCGCCCCGACGCCTGCGCCGGCACCAGACCCAGCGCCCGCGCCTGCGCCGACTCCTGCGCCAGAGCCAACACCAGCCCCGGCGCCGGTAGCAGGAACGATCAAAGGCCCGAGCAACACCAAACTGGTGAAGCTGACCGGCTTGATCATGACGGTATTCAACCCGTCGACGCTCGCCAGCGTGAAGCGATTCACCGGCCTGACGGCATCGACGAAGGGCGTACTGACCGTAAAAGACGTCACGCTCGTGCCTGGGACCGTCTACGCCGCTACGGTGGCAGATAGCGTCGGCAAGGTGCTTGATGTGATGTACCCGCTGACAGCGGTCTAATCCGGGGCCGAGCCATGCACAACGCCGAAATCTACCGTGCGGTGATCCTGCGCGCTGTTCTCGGGCCGGGCTATAGCGCGACAAAGGTCGCCGACCTCAAGCAGCTGAACCGGATCGCCGATCACCTGGCCGAGTGCGAAGAAGCACAACGGATCCTGCGCCGCAAAGGGTACGGTAAGTCCGGCATGACGTTCATCGAACTTGCAGCCAGCATTCCGGATCACGTTCGCGGCGTGTTGCGCAGCCTGTTCCGTCCTGCTGGCATGAAGACGTCGGAGGATCGGGCGGACCTTGACGAGGCGTTTGATATTTGGTCGTCGAAATCGTAATCAACTTTATAGATAAGTAAATGGCCGACAAGCTCACACCAAAGCAAGAGGCGTTCTGTCTTGCCTACGTGGAGACCGGGAACGCCAGCGAAGCATACCGGCGCGCGTATTCCGCCGAGCGTATGAAGTCCGAGGTAATCGCAGTTAAAGCAAGTGAACTGCTCAAGAACGGTAAGGTCGCGGTAAGGGTGCAAGAACTGCAGGGTGATATCCAGAAACGCCACGAGATCACGGTCGACGACCTGATCGCTGAGCTTGAAGAAGCAAGAGTGGCTGCATTCTCCGCGCAGACGCCTCAGACCTCCGCTGCTGTCGCTGCCACGATGGGTAAGGCCAAGCTGCTGGGCTTCCTTAAGGACAAGACAGAGATCAGCGGCCCGAACGGCGGCCCGATCCAGACAGAATCACGAAAACTCCAGGATCTGACCGACGATGAACTCCTCGCCCTCGCAACAGGCCGCGGCGAAGGAGCTCCTCATCCGGCGCAGGGCTCGCAATAGCATTCTGCACTACGTCAACGCGATCGATGTTCCCGGGCGCCCGATCGGAGACGATCAGGACGGCGAGCTGTTCGAGCCTATCGAGACGACGATCGCGCACCATCACCGCCTGCTGCTTGAGAAGTTGGACGAGGTAAGCAAGACGCCGCACGGCCGCATGATGATCTTCATGCCGCCCGGTAGTGCGAAGTCGACATACGCGTCCGTTGTGTTCCCGTCGAAATACCTTGGCGAGCAAGGCGGCCGGAAGCTTATTTTGGCGAGCTACGGCGACGACCTGGCGAGGAAAATGGGCCGGCGCACCCGGTCGATCATCAAGCAGCGCCGATATGCCGGCGTCTGGGGCTGTGGGCTGACAGTTGAATCGAGTGCGGCGCAGGAGTTCGCGCTGACCAACGGCAGCGAGTACATGTCTTGCGGCATCCTGTCCGGCATCACCGGCAACCGCGCCAACGGCATCATCATCGACGACCCGATCAAGGGACGTGAGCAAGCTAACTCGGAAACGGTCCGTGCCAAGACATGGGACGCGTACGAGGACGATCTGAAGACCCGCCTGATTCCCGGCGGATGGATTGCTTTAATTCAGTGCATGGTAGGCGACACCCAAGTGCTTATGGCGGACGGCGCAGAAAAGGCATTGCGCGACGTTCGGCCGGGCGATGCAATTGCGACCTACGAAAATGGCCAAATGTCGCAATCAGTAGTAAGGAACTGGGTCAATCAGGGTCCTGATCGAGTGTTTGCAATCAGGACGAGTTCCGGTAAACTTGTGAAGGCGAACGAGAGACATCCGTTTCTCGTTGCGCGCAACGAGGGGCTGGAATGGGTTCGACTTCGGGATCTGGTGCCGGGCGACGAGATAATTCGGGCGACGGCAACTGGGGAATCTACAGGGGCGTCAATTGCGCCACTGAAGGGTGCGAAAAACCAGCAAAATGCAAGGGATATTGCGCATCGCATTACAACAAAATGCGTTGGGCAAGCGGACATCGACCGCCATCCGTCAACCCTGCATCGCGACGCGACGCGCACCTCAAGCACCGATACGGCATCACTCTTTCCGAGTATCGCCGACTCCTCGATCTGCAAGACGGGCGATGCGCTGTGTGCCGACAGCCGCCGGGCGACAATGTGCGCGCGCATTGGGGCGGAAAGCTTTGCGTCGATCATTGCCACAAATCCGGGAAAGTCCGCGGACTGCTGTGTAACGACTGCAATCTCGCAGTCGGATATGCGAGAACTGCCGACGTCATGCGCAAAGCCGCTGCATACCTGGAGCTTCACGAGGGACCGGATTGTTGAAATTGTAGAAGACGGCTTCGAAGACGTTTTCGACATTCAGGTCGACCGCACGGAAAACTTCATTGCAAATGGCTTGGTGAGCCATAACACCCGGTGGCACGAAGATGACCTAGCAGGCCGGATCCTGCCAACAAGTTGGAATGGCGAAAGCGGCCGAATCCTGTGCAAAGACGGGAACGAGTGGGAGGTCTTGTGTCTTCAGGCGCGCTGCGAGGTCGACAACGATCCGCTTGGGCGCCAGCGAGGCGAATACCTGTGGCCGGAGTGGTTCGACCGCAAGCACTGGTCGCAGTTTGAGCAGAACGCCAGGACATGGGCGGCACTGTATCAGCAGCGACCAACGCCGCTAGATGGTGATCTTTTCAAGCCGGATCAGATCAGCGTTATCGACGCACTGCCCGAGGCAAATATCCAGTGGGTGCGCGGCTGGGATCTCGCCAGCACAACGGATGGCGACTATACAGCTGGCGTGAGACTTGGCCGGTTGCCAGACAATCGATTCATCATCGCTGATGTCGTACGGCTGCGGGTTGGGCCAGACAGGCGCGATGCTGCACTAGTGAATACCGCTGCGCTCGATGGCAAGAAGACGAAGCAAAGCATTCCGCAGGATCCAGGGCAGGCCGGCAAGACGCAGGTGCTGTATCTCACGCGCTCGTTGGTTGGCTATACCGTGATCACGTCGCCCGAGACTGGGGACAAGATCACTCGCGCCGAGCCGGTGGCAGCGCAGATCAACGTCGGGAACGTGTCGATGCTACGTGGCGACTGGAATGCCGCGTTTGTCAGTGAGTTGCGGGTTTTCCCAAATGGCACGAACGATGACCAAGTGGATGCGCTGTCACGCGCATTCGCCGAACTGCTTGTTAGCCGCGGTGCTATGAGCCTGAACCTGCGAAGTGCAACGAACTGATCAAATCCATGGCCGATAACGACATCACTTACAACCGCATCCCGGCCAAAGTGCTCAAGCGGTGGAAGGTTGTGCGCGATGTGTGCGCCGACGACGAGGCGCTACGCGACCCAAAAAACGACTATTTGCCATTCCTGAATAGGGCTGATACGTCGGATGAGAATATCGAACGCAACCGAGCGTATCGCGAGCGTGCTGTTCTGTACGGCGCAACCGGCTTCACACTGGCTGGCTTGATCGGCCTCGCGTTCAGCCACCAGCCAAAGCAAGCTCTTCCCGAGAAGCTGCAGTATCTGCTGAAGGATGCGGACGGAGCTGGCGTAAGCATTTACCAGCAGTCGCAGGCGGCGCTTGCGAACGTTCTCGGCCCTGGGCGGCACGGTTTGTACACGGATTTCAGTAGTGAACTCAAGAGGCCGAACGTCAAGGCCTACTTCGCTGAAGACATCATTAATTGGCGTCATAAAATCATCGGCGGCAAGACGGTCCTGTCACTCGTCGTGCTGCGTGAGGACATACAGGTCGAAGACGGCTATGCGACTAATACTGAATCGCAGTGGCGCGAGTTATTTCTAAACGATCAGGGGCAATGTGCGTGTCGACTCTGGCAGTTAAACGATGTGAAAGAACCTGTCGTCGTTCCAGTTGAAGACGCCGAGGGCAGGATGGTTAACGAGCTGGTTCTGCGCTCGGTAAAAGCGCCGCTTGACTACATCCCGTTTGAGTTCATCGGTAGCCAGAACAACGACGCATCGATCGATGCTAGTCCGCTCCACAGCCTAGCGAAGGTCAACGTGGGCCATTTCCGTAACTCAGCCGACTACGAGGACGCTGCATTCATGCACGGACAGTCGCAATTCTGGATTTCCGGACTGACGGAAGAATGGCGCGACCACTTAGAAAAGCAGCAGGGTATGTACATCGGTTCGCGCAAGCCGATGCTGCTGCCGGAAAAGGGTGCATGTGGGTTTGCTCAAGCGCAGCCCAACATGGTTGCCAAAGAGGCGATGGACCATAAGGAAGCGCAGATGGTTGCGCTCGGTGCGCGCCTGATCGACAAGAAGTCGGCGGTGAAGACGGCAACGCAGTCAGAGGGAGAGCGCGAAGCGTCAACTTCAATCCTGGCGCTGTGCGTGTCGAATGTAAGCGAAGCCTATCAACGTGCAATCCGCTCGTGTGCTCGCTATCTCGACTTGACGCTGGGCGAGAAAGAAGATCTGTACGAGATCAACCAGGATTTCTCGACCGTCTCCAGCGACCCGCTGACGATCACGGCCCTTGTAGGTGCATGGCAGCAGGGTCTGATGGCGAAAGAGGACGTGCGCAGCTACTTCCGGCGCCAGGGAACGATTGACCCGGAGCGCACCGACGAGCAGATCGATGCGGACCTGAAGAAGTCGCCGCCTCCCGAGGCTGCGCCGGCCAAGCCGATTGCTCCATAACGATTTCCAGCCTCGATAGTCGAGGTTTCAATCTGGCACAAGGTGCCTTCCATAACCATCCCAAGGGGATAACACATGTTCATTCGTAAGCACATTCTCCGTAACGCAGCAGGCGATGACGGCAGTCCTGGCGGTGGTGGTGGCGGCAGCGTCACGATCACCCCTGAACTGCAAGCGATCATCGACACCAAGGTTGGCGAGGCCGTGACTGGCCTGAAAACCAAGAACGGCGAGTTGATCGGCAAGCTCAAGGCAGCCGGCGACGACCTGAAGCGTTTCGAGGGCATCGACCCCGATGCTGTGCGTACCATCCTGTCGAAATTCGCTGACGACGAGGAAGCAGGCCTGATCAAGTCGGGCAAGATCGACGAGGTGCTCAACAAGCGCACCGAGCGGATGCAGGCCGAGAACCAGAAGGCCCTGAAAGCCGAGCAGGAAAAGTACGAGCGCGCCGAATCGAAAGCTTCGAAGCTGGCCGCGCGCACCCTGTCGGCCGCCATCAAGGACGCGGGCATCAAATCCGGCGCCTATCCGGAAGCCCTCGACGACATCGTTCTGCGCGGGCAAGGCCTGTGGCGCCTGAACGAGGATGGCGACCCGGTGGCAATGAATGGCGACGAGGTCGTGCTCGGCAAGGACGGCAAAACGCCGCTCACGCCGATGGAATGGGCTGAATCCCTGCGGGAAACCGCTCCGCACCTGTGGCCGAAGGCTCAGGGCAGCAACGCACCAGGCAGCAACAGCGACAAAGGCGCACCGAAGAAGGGCAAGGCCCCGGAGCGCAAGGACTTCGCTGACGACATCTCCTACACAAAGGCGGCGGCCCGCTACCACGCGGCAGCCGACTAACCAATTAACGCCCGTAGAGGGCGACACTGAAAGGTCAGCACCATGGCTATCGGCAAAGCAAGCGATTTCAAGATTTACAACGACCAGTTCTTCGGCGGGCTGGTTGAAACCATGACGCAGGATACCCGGGCGCTGGGTGGCGTTGGCATCCGCGTCAGTGGCCGCGCAATCAAGGGCGACTTCGAGCTGCAAAGCTTCATCAAGAAGATCAGCGGCATCATCACCCGCCGCGACACCACCGTCGTGACCGCTGCGACCGACCTGGCCGTGCCGATGGACGAGAACATCAGCGTCAAGCTCAACCGCAAGATCGGTCCGATGGCGCAGACCCTGGACGCATGGAAAAAGGCCGCGCTGCCGTTCCAGACCGACTTCGACGTCGACGGCGCCCAAGGCTTCTCGCGCTACCTCGGCTCGATGATCGCCAAGGACATCGAAGGCGACATGCTCAATACCGGTCTGCTGGCGGCTCGCACCTTCCTGGAAGGCGCAGCGTCCGGCGCAAACCTGTACACCGTTCCGTCGAACGGCACCATGACCACCGCTGCACTGATCTCGCTGCTGGCGAAGATGGGCGACGCGTCGAGCAAGGTCAAGGCCTGGGTGATGCACTCGAAGGTCTACTTCGACCTGATCCAGTACCAGGTCGCCGCTGCCAACAACGGCTCGGACGCTGCCTATGGCGTGATCCAGGCCGCGATGCCGCTGACCCTGAATCGCCCGGTGTACGTGACCGACTCGCCTTCGCTGGTCGTTGCAGGCACCCCGGACCTGTATCGCACCATCGGCCTGGTCGACGCCGGCATCGACATGATCAACAGCGAAGAGCAGACGATCGTTCTCGACACCGTCACCGGCCTCGAGAACCTGGTTTCGCGCATGCAGGGTGAATTCGCCTACAACCTGGCGATCAAGGGCGCCAAGTGGGACACCACCAACGGCGGCGCGAACCCGAACGCTACCGCGATCGGCACGTTCTCCAACTGGGACCAGAGCGCAACGTCCAACAAGGACTTCGCCGGCTGCGTCTGCATCTCGGGCTAATAGCCCGTCACCGCGCGGACCCGCTGCATCCTGGCGGGTCCGTCTTCAAGGAAAACCATGCGACACAACATTGGTATCTATGCGTCGAACGACTGGGCCGACGCGCGCGCGTACGCCGATCAGCTGCGCGCCGAACAGCCGTGCACCGTTCGTATCCGCGATGGCAGGCTGTTCACCGCTGATCAACGCGAAGATTTCGACGTCGTGTTCGTCAGGGGCGATTTCCCGGCAGTGATGGAAGCGTATCCGGATGCGCACCGCGTCGAAGAATTTCCCGGCGCCCCGGTAAGCGAGCCGCTCAAAGTGGCTGGCAAGCCGAAGCGCGCAGCCAAATCGAAAGACCTTGCACCAGAACCGGATGCTGAATAAGGCAACGCCATGCTCACCGACGCACAAAAGGTCGATATCCGCCGCTGGATGGGCTATCCGACGCTGAATGCCGGCTATCCGGACACCATCTACACGGTAGCGTGGGATCGCTCGCAATTTCCCGTGTCGATCACGGATAAGCTCGCGAACCTGACGGACGGCGAGGAAACGGTCCTGGTCGAGAAATTCCTCACGCCGCTCGAGTCGCTCGAGGCCGCCATTCTCACGGTCAGCGACAACCTCGACACGAACGTGGCGGCTGTGTGGCAGCGCAATACCAATGAGCAGGCGGACCGCGAGCGGCTGTTTGACTCGGTGCGGCGCCGGATGTGCGCGTTCCTTGGCTTCAAGCCGGGGCCGGAGCTTGGTGGCGGTGGCAGCTTGAATCTGGTGCGAGCATGACTTGCATCGCATGGGATGGCCGCACCCTGGCGGCAGACAAGCGTGTCGACTGCAATGGCTATCCGGCGACAGCAATCAAGATCTTCCGCGCGCCTGATGGGGCTCTGATCGGCGGCGCAGGAGACTCTGACGTCATCAGCGCCCTGCGCGAGTGGTATCAGCAGGGATGCAATCCCGAGATGTACCCGAACAACCGCGCTGAAGGCGGCTGCTACGCAACCCTGTTGGTGATCACGCCGGCGAAGGAAGTGCGTATGTACCTATCAGGTCCGTCGCCCATCATCCTGCAGAACAAGATGTTCGCCATTGGCTCGGGCGCTGACTTCGCATTGGCTTCCATGCACCTCGGCCACAGCGCACGCAAGGCCGTAGAAGTGGCTTGCGCGCTAGACACCGGCTGCGGCAACGGAATCGATACGCTGAGGCTGGAATGATGACCGGTGACCGCCTGCAAGGCCTGCTCTACGCCAGCTATGCGAAATTGGCGGCAAAGGCCGGCATGATGTACGACGTCTACCGATTCGACGATCCAATTGCGGTGACGGATGAGCTCTACAAGATCGCGCGCATCCCGGTCGCACTCGCCGCCGAGAAGAAGTTCGCGATCCCGAACAAGTACCAGACGCCGACATGGTACTGCTACGCCGATGGCAGGATCCTGCAGCCGCGCGACATCCTGAAGGGACCAGCCGGCACCTTCTACATCGGCGACATGCAGCCGAATCTGCCGATCCAGGCGGTGTCGACGAACCATGTGATTTCCGTTGGTCGCGGCTCGTACGCGGACGGTAATCAAACCATCGAGTTTTACGCCACCGGCATCCCGGTCTTCATGCAGTTCAAGCGCGAAGACATCAAGCAAGCGCAATACGCGGCCACGATGGGGCAGGCAGTGACGCACTGGACGACCTTCATCCCGCTGCCAGAAGGGATGCTGAAACAAGACGACGTCGTGCAGGACGAGGAGGGCATCCGCTACGTGGTGGATGCACCTGACTACACCAGCATCGGCTACGTTGCGCACTTGAGGCTGATCACGATATGACGATGACCATCGATCTGAGCCAGGCGCTCGCAGGCCTGAACCGGCTCGCCATGCTCAACATGTCGCCGTGGATGGAACTAGTTGGACGCCAGGCGCAGCAAGCCACCCAGGCGCGCATCCAGCAGTCGAAGCACGATCCGGACAACCAGCCGTGGTCGCCGTGGCAGCCGAGCACCGAGCGACACCGCATCAAGAAGGGCAACGCGGGGCAGGGGCTGTTGTGGGACCGTGGAGACCTGCTCAGCTCGATCAAGTTCCAGACTGATGGCGGCGGAGTGACGATAGGCACCGAGGTCGGGTACGCCGGCTATCTGCAGGACGGCACCGAGCACATGGCCGCGCGCCCGTTCCTCGGCTGGTCCGATGCGGAAGTCTCAGCGACCGAGTTCAGCGCGATCCAGTTCATCGAGGCGCTGCTGTGAAAACTGTGCGCCTGTTTCAAAACCACGACCAGCATAAGGACGGCAAGGTGATTCGCCATCCCGCCGGCTCAGTCGTCGATCTGCCGGACGAAGAAGCCGATTTCGTCATCCGCGCCACGCTCGGCGTACGCGCCGCACGGCTGGAATTGGCCGAAAACACACCCGGCACGCCGGAAAGGAGGCGCAAGAATGATCTCTGAGAACGCCGCCGACCTGGTTGAGCGCGTGAATTCCGTGCCAGGGATTGCAACTGCAGGCCTGGCATTGGGTGGGCGCGGTGCTGATCCGGCGATGACCAAGATCCCACTTCCTGCCGCCTGGATCATGTTCGGCAAGGATCAGGTGAACGAGCCGCCATACGGAACCTCGCAAAGCGGCGGATTCGGCGGCATGGTTCCGCTGATCGAGAACATCCAGCAGGTGTTTAGCGTCGTGATCTACGTGCAGTACGTAAGCCAGGACGACCTGTTGAACGTCCAATTCCCGCTGCTCGAATCCGTGATTACCGCGGTACGAGGCAACGGAAAGCCTGCACCATCCGGCCACCGCTGGCGATTTACCGGCCAGAAGCTCGCAATGGTCTACCCGGACCGCCTCGCTTACGAACAGCATTACACCGTCGACGCAGTCATGTAGCAGCATCCCGCCCGCGTTGAGCGGGTTTCTCTACCTCCGAAGATAAGGAAACAACCATGCCTCTCATCAGTAACGCCGCCCTGCAGGAAATCGGCGACAAGCTCGCACGCTTCGCCGCCATGTCGGTGGGCGATCCGAATTTCGACGCTTCCTTCACCGCGGGCCTCGATGCCGCCAGCAACGCCGTACTCTCCGGCTCCAACAGCATCGCGCAATACCTGCTCGATTCCAACGACGAAGCGGTGACCGCCGATCTGCTGCCTGCAGCACGCGACCTGGATGAATCGCATCCAGTGATGCCGACCGGCTTCCTGCTGGGTATCCCCGGCATCAGCGCGATGCTCCGGGCACTGGACAACCACCTGAAGCGCTACGCCGGCGTGGCAAGTCTGGATGCCTACCTGTCGACCCTGAACGCGAGCGCTCCGACGCTGCGCTTCCATGGCGCCTTCACGGACCACCTGAAGACGCTGTCGGCGAAGAACGTGTTCATCGGCGCCGATCTGGACATCGCTCGCGTGAACGTCACCGGTTCTGCAGCCGGTACCTACACCCACCTGGCCGCGATCGACAAGACCAAGTATTCGGGCGCCAAGCTGGTCGCCAAGAACGTCGGCGCGCTGACCGGTAGCACGAACCTGTCAATCGTCGGCAAGAAGTTCGACGGCACCACGGCGACCGTGACTGCCACGATCACGACCCTGACCGATGGCGCAGAAACCAACCTGTCCGACGTCACCAAGGTGTTCATCGACGTCACCGGCATCACCGTGAGCTCTGGCGGTACTGCTGGTAACGTGGTCAAGATCGTCGCCAAGACCGATCGCAGCATCGCAGCGGCTTAAATCAACTCCCCGAAAGGTAAATCATCATGGCATTTAACGACAATTCCTACGGCCTTTTCCAGGGGCAGTTGTTCCTCGCAGCGCGCACCATGAACGGTGCGCTGACCGGCGGCTATAAGCCCGTTGGCGACGCCGACATGTTCACGATCGACCCGAAGCAAAAATTCGAGGACATCAACGAGAGCCAGACCGGGCTCGGCCTGACCGCCGCGCACATCCCGACCGAAACCTCGATCTCGGTCAAGATGCGCCTGCTGAACATCAAGCTGGACAACTGGGAGCGCGCCGTCTGGGGCACCCAATCCGGCGCACAGGCTGGCGGCACTGTCTCGGGCGAGGCGATCACGCTGTACGCCGATTCGACCGCACCCCTGGCGCACCCTGGCGTGTCGACCGTGGCGATTTCCGGCCTGACCGAAGGCACGGACTACATCGTCGACGGGAACCTCGGCGCCGTGACGATCCTGCCGACGTCGACCGCGACCTTCCCGCTGACCACCACGGTGTCGTACGCCTACGCTGCCTACAGCGGCAAGGTCGAAGCCTTCACCAGTAACCAGCCGGTATTCTCGATTATGATGCTTGGCATTAATACCGCGAACTCGAACCAGCCGGTGCGCGTCGAGTGCTACCAGTGGGCGCCTGACATGGCGAAGGTCCTGAACCTTATCGAACGAAAACATATGTCGTTTGAACTCGATGGCATGCTGCTGCAGGACCAGGCCCGCCCGCTGCCGACCTCGGCATCGCCGCTATCCCAATTTTTCACTGTGACGAAAAGCTAAGATATGAGCGAAGACCTGAAAGCCCTGTTTCCGGGCCAAGAGGTCGACGCCGGCGGGGAGAAGTTCATCATCTCCCCGTTCGCGTTCGGTCAATTGCCCAAGGTTGCCAAGTGCTTCGCGTCCATCAAGGGCGTGATCGAGGGTGGCGATTTGATTCAGATCGCGTCGGCCGGTGGCGAAGACCTGCTCGAACTGCTATGTCTGGCGGTTGGCAAACCGCGCAAGTGGTTCGACACGCTGCCGTCCGACGAGGGGCTAGCCCTGATGGCTGCTGTCATCCAATCGAATCGCGATTTTTTCGTCCAGCGGATGTCTCTGGCGCTGCAACGCCTCACTCAAGCCGTGAGTGGGACTGGGGCGCCATCGTCGCCAGACTCATCCGTGCTGGCCACCGATGGGGCGACATCCCAGGCTACACCCTGAGCCAGATCAAGTTGTTTATCCGCGAGTCCACAGTTCTTGAGCGTGAGGAAGCAGCCCAGCGTCTGGCTCACGGCTACATGGCTGCGAATGCGGACGGCGACAAGATCAACGATGCGATCAGGGTATTGACCGCGCCCGCTGAGAAATGACGACAAATCGCTGATGCGCGCGAAAGAGGAGCGTGGTAGAGTCGGTTGTCATTTCTCTAACGGAGCAGGAAATGAAGAAGACAGCCTTCGCAGCGGCGCTGCTTTCGTCGGCAAACATCGCCTTTGCCGCGCCAGTTTACCTGGATTGCGTCACGAAATTCGATAGCCCGCCGCCTGGCGCCGCGAGCGAATTCCGGTTCTCGGTGAAGCTCGACGAAGCCAGCGGAAACGTCACCCACACGGATGCGGATGGCTCGGCTTTCAATGCCAAGGGCTTCTTTACTGCCCGCGAAGTCGGGTACAACGTCGAGTCGGTGAGCGATACCTTCACCAAGACCGTCGCATACAAGATCGACCGCTCGAATCTCTCGGTTGTACGCACGTTTTATTCTGAGCTCTCCGAGCGCGGGAAAAGCACGTTGCAGCATTGGGACGATTCGAAGCATGCCACGGTAACAAAGGGCGCATGCACGATGGCTGACGTCAAGAGTCGGAAGTTCTAGACCTCAACGTATTTTCGCAAGCCGTTCCAGCAAATGAAGCTCGTCATGATGCAGTAGTAACACCTGCGTTCTGCTGGCAAGTTCTGTTGCCGAGAACGTGTATGACGTCGGGCTGACGACCACGGCTATGTGCGCTCCGTAGTACATCCTCCCCGCTAAAACCTCTTGCACGGCCCGGTTTCCAACTGGGCGCGTGTACATCTTGCATTGAATTACGGCTTTCGTTCCCCGAAGAACCGCGACCACATCGGCGCCCTGATCCTGCAGGGGCGTCGTATGCGCACGCCATCCGGCATCGCGAAGGACTAGCGCGCAGTAGTCCTCGTAGGCGAGCGGGGACAAGGACGAAACATCGGTACTGCCCAAGCGATCGGCTCGTTCGTCAATCTCTATCCGCGCTTTTCGTACTGCAATCGCCAGGAAGATGAAGCCGATCAGCGTGTAGTGCCAGGGAATGCGCGAGACGATCCACACGGCGCATGCGGCGATGATGCCGAGCCAAGAGTAGTAGCAAAGCTTTTTCAGCAGCCCCTGCATTCTGTAAATCTAGCACAACCAAGCGAGCACACATGGCATCCATGAACATCGAAATGCGCTTGAACCTGGTCGACACCGCGAGTGCACCAGTCAGAGCGTTCATCTCGACGCTGGAGGGGCTGGAATCGGCTGTCGGCGGCGCTTCCGAAAGGATGTCCGCACTAACAGCGTCGACGCGCTCGCTGCAAACATCGTCCCGTACCCTTGGGGCAACGCTCGCCAAGGTGGCGGAGGGTGTCGCTGCGATCAACGTTGCAGCGGGGACTGGCGGGCAGATCAACAACTTCGCTGCCGGCCTCGAAAAGCTCGCCGTTGCGCTGGGCCTAGTGAAATCGAATTCGGCCGGCATCAGTGCGGAACTCGGGAGCATTGGAAACCGGGCGGGTGGCGCATCGCTCGGTACCTACAAGCTTGAGCAATCGCTTGTCGCGCTTGGTGGAGTGCTGGAGGGAGTGGTTGCCAAGCTTGCGGCAACTGCGTCCGGAATCGGTGGCGTGGGCGCTGCAGCCAACACTGTGCGCGCAGAAGCGGCCGGCGCAATGGCGGCAGTTGGGGCAGGCGCTCAAGGATCGACTGAGCATGTGAACACGCTGGCGTCGTCGATTAAGGGGATGGCCGCACTGTGGGCAGCCTTCAAGATCGAAAAGGGGTTGAAGACGGCTGTTTCCGATGCTGCCGAATACGAGCGCACCGACAACCGCCTGCGCAACATGAACCTGCGTCCGGATGAGTCCGACGCGATCCACCAATCGGTGCGCCAGACTGGCCGCGACTTCCACCAGTTCGACCAGAACGAACTGCTCGAGATGGCGATCGATCTGCGCAACGCCACGGGCAGCGCGCACGAAGCCGCTACCGGGCTCAAGGGCTTCGCTGAGTCGGTATTCGCGATCAACCTGTCGATGCCGAGCGGTAAAAAGCTGGACGAGCAGGGCACACTGAACTTCGCCAAGTTCCTCGAGGGTCGCGGCGTCACCATGGACCCGGCAGCAATGACAGCGCAGCAGGATCTGGTCACGAAGATCGTCGCCGCCACGCAAGGCCGTGTGAACCCGAACAACCTGTTTGGCAACCTGACCTACGCCAAGGGCGGTCTCGGCCGCACGATGGACGACGAAGCCCTTGTCACGTTTGCCGCCATGATCGAGCAGGATACGATCGGCGGCGGCACTGGCGGCCGCGTTGGCACGATGCTGACCTCGTTCGTCAATAGCATCACGAAGTCGAATGCGATCACGACCAAGAACCGTGACGAGTGGATGAAACTTGGCCTGGTCGACCCGGGCAAGGTCAACGTCAACGAGAACACGAACCGCGTCACCAGTATCCAGGCGGGCGCCATTGCCGGTACGGATATCGTCGGCAAGAATTTTAAGCGCTGGGTCGACGAATACCTGCGCCCGGCGCTGATCGCTGCCGGTGTCAACATGGATGACTTGAACGCGGTCAAGTCAAAGACTGACGTTCTGTTCCCGAATCGGAATGCAGCGGAGGCAGCATTTCAGTTGCTATCGAAAAAGGAACTCATCGAGAAGGATTCTGCGAACATCAACCAGGCTGCCGGCAAGGACCAGCAACTCAAGAACGGCGAAGGGTTGTCTACGGCAAACTGGGAGCGGTTCCGCAAGGCGATCAATGACCTCGCCATCGCGATCGGCACGACCCTGCTGCCGGTACTGAATCCGCTGCTGGAAGGTTTTACCAAGATCATCGAGGTGCTCGGTCACTTGAGCCAGGATCACCCGGTCTTCGGCTTCATGCTTGGCCTGGCAGGTGCGCTAGGCAGCGTGTCCCTGATGATCGCTGGCGTGACGCGTCTGTTTGGCCCACTTGGCGCGATTCTCGGCGTTACCGGGGCTTCGTTTGGTGGCTTCGGCGCGATGGTGACTGGCGTGGGTGGCGTCATCGCGGCCGCAATCGGCTTCATGCTGAAGTGGCTGCTCCGTCTGGCCGGTCCGATCGGCATCATTCTGCTGATCTGGGATGCCGGACTGGGAGACTGGATCTCGAAACTGGACGTGTTTGGTCACTCGGTCGGAGATTGGGCTTCGTCGCTTGCCGATAAGGTCGCGACCGCGTTCCAGAATATGTGGGTGCGCACCAAGCAGTTCTTCGGCTTCCTGTCAGATGATGCCGCGGCTGCGCAGATCGAGGCGAACAACCGGGCAAGCGGCCAGAAGCAGGGCAAGCTTGGCTTTGGTCCAAAGCCCGCAAGCACGCCACAGACTGGCGGCGCGTCCGGCGACTGGGGCCGCGGTGAGAGCGTCTCGCCGGCCGCAAAAGCCATCGAGGACAAGGTCAAGCGAGACAAGGACATCGCCGCGCAGTTGGCCGCGAACAAGGAAGCCGCTGCCGGTCTTGGGGGCGGCAAGCCCAAGGGCGGTCGCTTCAAGAACTACGACGCCAACCTCGACGATGCCAAGAACGATCTGCGCCTCGAAGAAGACGAACTCGCTCGCCACATGAAGGCCGAGGACGAGCTCTACAAGGCAAACAAGATCTCGATCGACGAGTACTACGACGACAAGCTTGCCACGATGCGCAAGAGCGTCAATGCGCAGATTGCCGAGCTCGAGCGTGAAAAGGCTGCGTACCAGAAGCAAGGCGACAAGGCGGGTGCGAACCGTGCCGATACTGAAATCACCCTGCGCAAGCGCGACCTGTCGGATAACGAGAAATCGGTCGAGGTCCAGCGTGAGAAAGACCTGAATGTGCTGAAAGAGAGAGGGTTGCAGCTCGATGCGCAGCAACTGCAGGCGGAAGGCAAGAAAAATCAGGCTGCGCTCGCCCGCGAAGTGCAGAAGCTCAGGAAGGATCAAGCGGAGTACCTGCGCAATGGCGACTACGAGCATGCGGTGCTCGCGCAACAGGCGATCGATACAGCCAAGCTGACGGCCTCGTGGGAAGCGTACGGCGATACAGTCAAGAAGGTGCAGGAGGACACGCAGACCCGTGAAGTATCGGTCGACGCAGAGTTCAAAGCCGGCCATCTCACTAGGTTCGCAGCCGAACAGAAGGTGTTCGCCCTGCGGCAGGAGGAGGCGCGTCAGCTCGACGAGCTGATCGCCAAGGAAAGGGCGCTGATCGAGGTATCGGATGCGCCGCAGGGCGTGAAAGATCAGCGCCTGAAAACGCTGGATCTGGCGAAGGCCAGGACGAATGCCACGCTGTCTGAGATGAACCCGGAAGCTGCGCGCATCAAGGAAACGCTCGACGGCGGCATACAGAACAGCTTCACAGGCCTGTTCAAGGACATCATTTCTGGATCGAAGTCGGCAAGCGAAGCCTTCAAGGACTTCGGGAAGAACATCGCCAATGTGATGAGCCAGCTCATCTCCGAACAACTCGGGCGACAATTGTTCCAGTCTCTGTTCGGCTCCGGAGGCATAACGGCAGGCGGTTCTGGCGGCGGTGGACTTGGTTCGCTATTCGGCTCGGGTGGGTTCCTCGGTAACCTGTTCGGATCGTCATCGAGCGGTTCGGGGGTGATGTCTAGCGGTCAGTACGCCGCTGGCGATTTCCTGTCGTTTGATGTCGGCACTGATCGCGTGCCGCAAGACATGCTTGCCATGATCCACAAGGACGAAATGATCGTTCCTGCATATGACGCGGAGCGCATGCGTAATGGCGGAACGGGTCAGCGCCCACTCCAGATCAGTAATCACTTCGCCTTCTCTGGCCCGGTAAGCCGCGAGACGCAAGCCCAGGTCGCGCATCAGGCATTTCTCGGTGCGCAGCGAGCAGCTAAGAGGAACGGATGACATCATTTGCCGAAGTAAGGATCGACGACAACCTGATCGTCTACCGCACCGTTGGCGGCCCGGAATTCTCGACCGACGTGGTAATCGTCGATTCAGGACGAGAGCAGCGCAATGCGAATTGGTCGTTGCCGCTCGGCTCATGGGAGCTTGGTGAGCGAAGCATGATGCCGAATGACTTGCTGGCAATGAAGAACTTCTTCATTGCTCGGCAAGGCAGGGCTCAGGGATTCCGCTTCAAGGATTGGAGCGATTATCGGGATGAAGGCTCGGGCGTACTGCTCCCTATCCCTGACGCGAGCGGCAGCTACCAGATGCACAAGATGTACCCATCCGGAGGGATTAATGGGCAGCGCAAGATCAGTAAGCCGGTCGCCGGCACCATTAAGGTCTACAACTCTGGCTCCCTGATTGCCGCCACAGTCGATACAGCGACTGGAATCGTGACTGGAGTCTCAGGAAGCGCGCTTACCTGGACCGGAGAGTTTGATACTCCTGTGCGCTTCGATACTGACCAGTTGCGATCGGAATTCATTGGTGCCACCGGCCCGGGTGGTGCCGCGAATGTCAAGGATGTGTATTTCCACCTCTTTAGTCTGCCCATCAAGGAGCTTCGCCTGTGAAAAACCTGAGTCTCGAACTTCGCAGCCATTACGCGAGCGATGTAACGACTCTGGCTACCTGCTGGAAGGCGGTCCGAACGGACGGCGTGGTGGTCACGTCGACGGGACTGGATCGCGATATCGTATTCGGCGGCCTCGCGTACAAGTCGGCACAGAGCTACATGCCGTCAAATATCGACAGCTCCTCGGAACTAAACCCCGACAATCTCGAGATCGAAGGCTTTCTTGCATCGCCCGCGATCACCGACGACGACATCCACTCGGGCCTGTGGGACTACGCAGCCATCGAGATTTTCGAAGTCAACTACGCTGACCTGACGCAGGGACGCAATGTGTTGCGCGCCGGCACGCTCGGCGAAGTCCGCGGCGGACGCTCAAAATTCACCGCCGAACTGCGCGGCCTGCTGCAGGCGTACACGCGCACGATCGTCCGGCTGGTGACGAAGGAATGCCCGTGGGATCTCGGCGATGCTCGTTGCAAGGTCGATCTGGCAGCGATTACCGTCAGCGGAATAGTCGGATCAGTCGTCGGTAATCGCATCATTAACGACGCAGCGCGCACGGAAGCCGCGGAGTGGCTCACTGGCGGGAAGTTGACCATGACCAGTGGCGCGAACGCAGGCCTCAGCATGGAAATCAAACGCAGCGCCTCGGGCCAGTTGGAGCTTACACACGCTTTCTATGAGTCGATTGCACCGGAGGATACGTACACGGTCTACGCCGGCTGCCTGAAGCGGTTTCAGGAGGACTGCGTCACGAAGCATAACAACGGGCCGCAATTTGGTGGATTTCCCCATTTGCCGGGGAGCCGGATCTATCGGCAGGGCGGCATCGACTACGGTGACGTCGTAGACACGACAGGCACGGTATGACCACGAGACAGCAGATCATCGACGCCGCACGCTCGTACAAGGGCTGTAGATACCACCACCAAGGACGGACTCGCGCCGGCATTGACTGCGCCGGCCTGCTGGTCTGCGTGGCGCGTGATGTCGGCATATCGACCGAGGGCGACCAGACAGGCTACTCGCGCACGCCGGATGGCATGAGCCTCAAGCGCGCCCTTGACGATTTCGGTGTTCGCGTTGACACGTTCCAGCCTGGCGACTTCCTGCTGATGCGCTTCGACAGCCAGCCGCAGCATATCGCCATCGTTACCGACGTCGGCATCATCCACAGTTACCTGTCGGCGAGGCGCGTGGTCGAGCATCGTCTGAGCGACGACTGGCGAGCGCGCATCGTGCAGGCATATGCATTTCCGGGGGTTGAATGAGTGGTCAAGTAGTCGGACAGATTATCGGCACCGTCATCGGCACCATAGCAGGCGGTCCGATTGGCGGAGCCATCGGTGGAGCCATCGGCGGGTCAGTTGGCTCGACGTTCGATACGCTCCCCACGCAATACGGCCCACGCCTGGATGATCTGCGCGCTCAGAAATCCGAGTACGGCGCCCCAATTCCGATTGTCTATGGCACCGTGGCACTGCAAGGAAACGTGATCTGGGCCGCCGACATCAAGGAAGTCCAAACCGAAACTGAGCAAGGCGGCAAGGGCGGGCCGAGCCAGACGACGGTAAATTACACCTACCTTGGCTCGTTTGCGGTTCTTCTGTCCGAGGGGGAAGTCGGAGGAATCGGTCGCATCTGGGCCGGCCCTTCCAGGCGACTGATCTGGGACGGCGGCAAGCTAGAAAGCGGCTCGATGCGCGTCTACTTGGGCACGGAAGACCAAGAGCCGGACCCGCTGATGGAGCAGTACGAGGGCGTCGGCAACGTTCCGGCCTATCGGGGCTACGCCTACATCGTGATCGAGGATTTCGAGCTCGCGAAAGATGGCAATACGCTGCCGTTCCTGACCGTCGAAGTAGGCGCATCCAGTGGTGGTAGCTGTCCGGCTCCTGCGTCAACCGTCGTCGTAGGCGGTCAGACCTATTCGATATTCGATCCGGCGCCGGTCAAAATCGCCGATGTTCGGACAGATATCGACCAATATGGCAGAGTTTTCTCTGATGCGATTACTGGATGGATCTATTACACCTACGCCGACCCTACCGGCTACTGGTATATCGATCGGGTCAATCCTCAAACTGGCGAATCCGGTACGCCCATTGGGCTCGGCTATGGACTCCAGAAGATGGCTTGGAACAACCTTGGGCAGGTGCAGATTATCGAGTGGGCCGGCACCAACGTAACAATGATTGACTTGGAAAGATGGACCTTTAGCAAAAGTACCGCCTTGCGCGGAGTTATCTGTGATCTTGATACGTGCGCCGAGATCGACATCCCGGTGGCCGATGTCGTATGGTCAGATCAGGATCAACAGTTCCGATACCTCTCGTATAGCAACTCAGTGAATGGCGTATCGGTTGGAGTCTACGCGATTGAAAACGTCAATGTCGTAATCTGGCGCTTTGATGGCCTTCAACCTCCTGTCGACTGGAGCTCGACTGGCGAGAGATTTGATGGCGACCTGACCCCGATGTGGGGGGCGATTGCCGCAGCACACTTCATTTCTCAGGCGTCTAACTTCTCTGGCGGAATCAGTAATGTTTCATGGGATGCCTACGACACGAAACGTGGCATCCTGGTCGACTTCACAAACGGTGTGTACTACGACTCCCGGGTAGGGCAAACCTTCCAATCCAGCTTTGGTAGCGCAAGAATAGGTGGGGGCCAGGTTGTCTACAGTCCCGACCAGGACATGTTCTATGTCGTGGATACCACTTCGGTATGGATGTACGACCCGGAAAAGCTGACTCCCGAGCACTGGCCTGCCGAAGACTGCATCCTGTTCAACGGAATCGCAGGGCAGGCCTACGAAGATGGCGAGCCCGTCCCGGTCGACTTCAGGATGAAGGCCTTCTTGCTGCCAAACGAACCCGAGTGGCTTGGCGTTGTCACTGGCGGCGGCGACATCATGAAGGTTTTCATTGGCGCCAAGGGAAAGACCAACGCTAATGGCATCAGCCTGGCTGATGTGGTTGCCGACCTCTCCGAGCGCGCTGGCGAGTCCCGGTACGACGTATCGCAGCTTTCGTCGGACATCGTTGACGGCTACGTTATCGCTCGCCAGACGACGGTGCGCGCGGCGATCGACGCACTGAGGCCTGCGTACTTCTTCGATATGACGGAATCGCAGGGCATCATCAAGGCCGTCAAGCGTGGCGGATCAGCTGTCGCAACGATCGACGATGCCGACCTGGGTGCGCACGATGCCGGCGGCGAGTCTCCCGATCCACTCAAGACGGTGCGCCGGATGGAGGTGGAACTTCCGCGCTCAGTCAACGTGAAATACCTGTTGGCCGCGGACGACTACAGCCAGTCGACCAAGCAGGCCAAGAGGCTTATTGGCTCCAGCGGCGACGAGCAGACCATCGAGGTGCCGCTAGTCCTGACCGACACCAAGGCACAGGAAGTCGCCGAGGTAAATCTGCACGCCGCGTGGGCAGAGAGGCTGTCGTACCAATTCACCTTGCCGCGCAAGTACTCGTACCTTGAGCCGACCGACCTGATCGTGGTCAAAAACCACCTGATGCGCCTGACGAAGATCAACGCGACGCCGCGGGGCATCCTTGAATGCGAAGCGGTTGCCGACGAGACCACGTATTACTCGCCACACGTGGTGGTGACCGAGACGACGCCGAACGACAACACCGTGTCTCAGCCTGGCGTAACGCTGATGGAGCTATTCTGATGAACATCAACGCACTCAGGGATACGGACAACGACCCGGGCTTCTATGCCGCGGCCACAAGCTCGGCGAAGTCCTGGTCAGGCGCGACGATGTACCAGTCGATCGACGATGGCGCGTCGTACCAGGTGGTGACGGCGTTCACCTCTCGCGCAACGATGGGCCGCACGATCAACGCTCTCGGAAACTACCAGGGCGGCAACACGGTCGATGAATTGAGCACGGTAACGGTGTCACTCCCGTTCGGCACGCTGGTGTCCGTCACGTACGCAAACTTGCTGGAAGGCGCGCAGGCGGCATTGATCGGCGACGAGATCGTGTATTTTCGTGATGCCGTGCTGAATGCGAGCGGCTTGTACACGCTGCGCGGCTTCCTGCGTGGCCGGCGCGGCACCGAAGGAGCGATGAGCGGTCACAAGATCGGCGACCGCTTCGTCCTGCTCACGCCCGCAACCGTCAAGCGCATCCCACAGGTGACGGCGGACATCGGCAAGACGAGGCTGTACAAGATGGTGACATCGGGCGCGTCTTTGTCGAGTGCGATGCCTCAGTCCTTCAAGAACGAGGGTGCGGGCCTCAAGCCGTATTCGCCGGTACAAGTCGGGGGAGGGCGCGATGCTGCCGGTAATCTGACGATCAACTGGACCCGTCGCACGCGCATATCTGGCGAGTGGCGGGATTCGGTTGAAGTCCCGCTCGGTGAGGACTCGGAGCGGTATGAGGTCGAAATCATGGATGCCAGCTACTCCACGGTTAAACGCACTATGACCGGCCTGACCGCGCCGACCGCCACATACAGCGCAGTGGACCAAGCGACTGATGGTCTTACGCCGGGCGCCCCCGTCCATATCCGCGTATTCCAGCTGTCGCAAACAGTCGGAAGAGGGTACGAAGCTCGCGCCACCATCTGAATCGTTTGATCGCCACATAGGCCGCCTGCGGGCGGCTTTTTTTATGGGAAATCCATGAGCAACAGCACGACGAACCTCGACCTAATTAGTGCGTCGCAGGCCAACAAAGAAGTTACCGTCAATGCCGCACTCGACGCAGCCTCGCCGGCAATGCTGTATGGCAGACGCGCCGTTACGACTGCCGGCCTCACTTGGGGCTACTTTGGCGGCACCGTCTCGATTAGCGGTACGCCGACGCAGATCGCCAACGGCACTGTGACGCTCGCGGCATCGGCTACCAACTACGTTGAGGTGGATCCGGCAACAGGCGCCGTGTCCGTCAATCAGACCGGTTTCACCAGCGGGAGAATGGCGCTGTATCAGGTGGTTACCGGCGCGTCGACTGTGACGAGCTATGCCGATCTGCGCACTGGCGGGCAAGGACCGCAAGGCCCGGCTGGACCTACGGGAGCAACTGGTCCGGCAGGACCAACCGGGGCAACAGGAGCGGCAGGTCCGCAAGGAGCGACTGGCCCGCAGGGTCCAACTGGACCGACCGGCGCAACGGGCTCGACTGGCGCAACCGGACCGCAAGGACCGGCAGGGCAGGGGATGCCCACTGGCGGCTCTGCCAATCAATTCGCGATCAAGAACAGCGCGACTGACTACGACGTCACCTGGCGCGGCATCGCTGTCTCCGATCTGCCCGTCATGGTTGGCTCCGGCGCAAGTCACGCTGCCGGCATTGTTCCGGACCCCGGCGCGACTGCAGGCACTACGCGATTCCTCCGCGAGGACGGTACGTGGGTAGCACCCGCTGGGGGCGGCGGGCTGACCAACTTCACGGAGAGCGTAAGCACCGCCAGCCCAAATACCGCAGCTCCGGTTGTATCACTCAAGGCGACGAACGCGGCAAGCACGGTCGATGTTGCGATTGTCCCAAAAGGTACCGGAAGCATCGCGGGAGCAATTGCTGACAGCGCTGCTACTGGGGGTAATAAACGCGGTGCCAGCGCGGTTGATTGGCAGACTTCACGTACAAACGCTAATCAAGTGGCAAGTGGAGGGAATTCTGTTGTCTCCGGCGGAGCTAACAATCTTGCCTCCGGTAATTACGCTACCGTAGTTGGAGGTTTTGCGAATCAAGCAACAGGCGGGTCTTCACTCGCTGCTGGCGAGAGTAACGTTGCAAGTTATTCGTGGTCCATGGCTATGGGCTACGGAAATACGTCTAGCAAAGAAGCATCTGTCGCTATGGGCTACGGATGTATTGCAGACGGCCACTATTCAGTGGCAACTGGCTATAGAAGCACCACTCGAGGCATGAATGGGGCAAGGGTACACGCCGGATATACGTTTGGTAGTGGATACGATTGCCAGGATGTCAGAATCATTCTTAATGGCGAAATAAGCAGTTCGTCACCAAAGGTGCTGACATGCAACGGCAGCCAGTTGACGATCAAGACAAACTCGTCGATGACCGTAAAAGGGCTCGTCGTATCGCGCAACGAATCAACCGGGGACACGAAAAGCTGGTCGTTCGAGGCCTCCCTCAAAAGTATATCCGGCACCGTGTCACTGGTAGCGCCGTGCACGCCGACAGTCATCGCCGCGGATTCTGGCGCGTCGTCGTGGACTCTCGCGGTCACAGCAGACAACACCAATAAATGCCTCTCGGTTGCATTTACCGGGCCGGGTGGCTATTGGGTCGCGACGGTCGCCACCCTGACTGCGGTTGAATATTCTCAATAACGTTATGTTTCCGGCGCTTTTCCAAGCACCATTTTTAGCTAACCAAAGGAGTCACCATGGTTTTCACCATTAGTATCACCGATAGCAACGATCTCCTTGGTCTCACTCGCGCGGTCGAAGCGCAGAACGTTTTACATGGCACCTCGTTGACCGCTACTGAACTTCTTCAAAGTTTAGTTTCCGATGCCGCCCATAACATGGCCCGTCAATATCTGGTAACTCAGATGGATACACTGGAGTTCCAGAAAATCCGCCTCACCTCCGACGAACGAGCAGCGATTCGCGGAGCCGCCCTGACGAATGGGATGGTAGCGGACCTGTGCGCGCTGCTGGACAGGACCAGCGTTATTCACTTCAGTGACTCACTCGCCATTGAAGGGTTTGCCAAACTGGAAGCGGCTGGCCTGATTGCTCCAGGTCGCGCAGCGCAGATTCTGGCGCTGTAGCGGCATCTGTATCCACCTCCTGCGTTAGCGTGTAAACTTTAGGCCTGACAAAAGAGGAGAGTTGCGATGAGCTTATTTCTACTGTTCGGTGGTCCACGCTATTACCCTCACGGCGGCTGGGATGATTTTGCATTCGCCGGAACGCTAGAAGAGTGCAAAGCGAAGCTCGCATCCTGGGATGATTTTCTATTCACCGCTGATTTTGAAGACGGCCTACTGGCCCAGTGGCTACATATTGTAGATTTCTCTACTCGGAGAAAGGTATTGGTTGCCGAACAGGACAACGACGAGAAAGAGGTTGTATGGCGAACCCCAGATGAATTCGACTGATATCGAACGTTGTTGTTACATGAGGCCCGTCTAACAAACCGGCCTTTTCTTAGCTGAGCCACCTTCGGGTGGCTTTTTCTTTTTGAGGTCGCTATGGCGCGCGTGCGGTTGCTCGGGGTCTGGCTGGTCTGCTTGGGTGGCACCGCCTTCACGCTGCTTCGGATGCTGTTCTGTGTCGCCAGTGCACCGCAGAAGGCAAAGGACATCGCCGTTGCCCTCGACAGGGCGGGCAATGCGGCGATCAACGGCAGTAATCAGGAAACCATCAGCAGCCGCGCCAACCGTGCGCGGACTGAGGGCAGGCGATGGGGCTGTCTACTCTGCCGGATCCTCGACGCGCTGAGCCCGAACCACTGCCGCAACTCGGCAGGCAAGTAAACCATTCCCTCAATCACAGCCTGCCACAAGCAGGCTTTTTTACGGGCTCACCGTGAATGACATCCACCACAACGAGGCGCTAGTGCAGGCGCGTATCGACATCACCCGACTCGAAGTCCAAGTCACCCACCTATCCGCAAGCACGGCAAGGCTCGAAGAGAGTAACCAGCAACTGACCGAAAAGCTCGATCAAGTGCTGCTTACTCTTTCCGAGGCCCGGGGCGGCTGGAAAACATTAATGGTCGTCGGCGGGGCTGCTTCGGCGCTCGGCGGCATCGTCACATGGCTGGTACAGCATTTCGTGAAGGCGTGAACATGTCGCCAAACCTCAAGGCCTTCCTCGACATGATCGCAGTAAGCGAGATCGGCCCGGCGCTGCTCGCGCGCTCGGACAACGGCTACGACGTGTGCGTTGGCTCGACGCCGGCTCACCCAATCCTGTTCCAGAGCTACGTATCCCACCCGCGGCGACATGATGCGGCGACGAACAGCGACGCCGCCGGCCGGTACCAGTTCATGGGGCGGTATTGGGACCACTACCGCGCGCAATTGAGCTTGCCTGACTTCGGTCCAACGTCGCAGGACAAGTGGTGCATCCAACTGCTCCGCGAATGCCACGCCCTCGACGCGATCGAGGCAGGCCGCTTCGATGAGGCCGTCCAACTCTGCCGTAGCCGCTGGGCGTCGCTGCCCGGGGCCGGTTATGGCCAGAGAGAAAACCGCCTTGCCGATCTGCGCGAGGCCTATGTCACCGCCGGAGGGAAACTCACATGAAACAACGCATCCAAATCGCACTGCAATTCGCAGCAGACCGCCTTAGCGAGCAATCCACGTGGCAGGGCATCGGCTTCTTGGTGGGACTGACCGGGGCCAAGCTTGGCGCGGGCATGGACTGGGGGCAGGCGGCAGGCCTTGGCGGCATCGTGTCGGCGGTGCTCAAGATGATCTTCCCGGACCCTGCGAAGTGATCGCTGCCTTACTCCAGCGCCTCGCGCCATACAAGCTGATCGCTGAGTGTTTGGCGATCGGCGCTCTAGTGGCCTATGTCGCATTCCAGGCGCACGAGTTCTGCATGCGTGAGCAGCAGATTGGCTATGACCGCGCCAAAGCGGAACAGGCGGCGCTCGATAAAGTGCGCAACGAGGCGCAAGCCAAGATCGACGCCGCTCTCAACAAACGCGTCACTGACGCAGAAGGAAAAGCTGATGAACGTACAAAACTTCAGCAAGGTCTCAATGCTGCTGTCGGCGCTTCTGCTGACCGGCTGCAGCACGCCATCGACGGTGTACGTGCCGGTTCCGACACCGCTACCGTTGAAGCCCTCCGCGCGACAACCGCTGCCCTTGCAACCGTATTCCAAGACTGCTCAGGACGATATCGAGAGGTGGCAAAAAATGCTGACGGCCACGCAAGCGACGTCCAAACCCTGATCGAAGCCTGGCCCCGCACTGCACCGGAGAGCAAATGACCATCATCGACCCGAAGTTGTTGGAGTTCGCCACGCCGCGGCAGGCACAGTTTATCGAGGCAGCAAACCGGCTGGGTAGCGCAAGGGCAGCGGCGCGCGAGCTTGGCATAGCGAAAAGCACGGTGAGTCAATCTATCGACCGGGTAAAACTGTCTGCTGCACGGCAGGGATATTCGCCAGATCACGACATGACGCGCACGGTGCCCGATGGCTTCCTCGTCAAAGGCGTTTCCACCTACTACGACAAGGATGGCAAGCCTACGGGGCAGTGGGTCAAGTCCACAGTCGATCCAGAGATGCAGCGCGAACTGATACGCGAGGCAATTGCCGGCTTTATCGAGGACGTAGGGCAGATCGTCGCGCCACCGGCGCCGCTCGACTTCCAGTCCGACGTCATCCCCTGGGTACAAATCGGGGATGCTCACCTAGGTATGTTGGCACATGCAAGCGAGGTGGGCGAGAACTTCGACCTCAAGATCGCCGAGCAGGAGCTATGCGCCGCGATTGGCATTCTGATCGACGAGCTACCGTCCTGCGAGCGCCTTGTCATCAACGACCTCGGCGACTTCACTCACTACGAGAACTTCGAGGGCGAGACGCAAGCCAGCCGGCACCGGCTCGACTGCGACACCCGCTTTCCGAAGATGATCAAGGTCTATTCGCGGGTCATGCGCTTCATCGTCGAGAAGGCGCTGACCAAGGCCCAGCATGTCGACATCATCGTCAACCAGGGCAACCACAGCCGGACCAACGATATCTGGATGGCGGAGCTATTACGCGTCGCCTATGGACACACCGGCCGCGTGCATGTGCTGAACAACGACTCGGTATTCATCGCCTACCGCATGGGCAACACTCTGGTGATGACGCACCACTCCGACAAGTGCAAGCCGTCGCAACTGGCTCACGTGATGACGAACGATTACCGCAAGGACTACGGCGAGACCGAATTTCACTACGTCGACGTCGGCCACGTGCATCACGGTATGGTGATGAAGGAGCATCCCGGTATCTTCGTCGAGTCGTTCAACCACCTGGCGGCACTCGATAAGTGGGCCCACGACGCCGGCTACCGCAATCGCAAGTCGATCACGGTCGTCCTGCGGTCCAAGTCATACGGCGAGGTTGGGCGCCGCGTGCTGCCGATTCAAGAGATCCGGGCCCGACTAGGGCGCGCAGCCATCGCGGGGCCCGAATCCCGCGAGGTTTACACGGTCTGAGCAGTGCGGCGCAATCTGTTCGCAGCGATCGATGCCTTGATCTTAGCCCTATGTTCTGGCGTAAAGCCTCGTCTCTGCATCGCGATCCGAATCTTCTCCTTCGTTTCGTCGCTCACCTTGCGCCCCTTTGCGGCTGCGGACAGTTTTGCCCGAGCCTCTTCTGAGACAGTCTTTCCTTTGTGGGCAGCGCTGACTTTCGCGCGGTGCTCGGGCGTCGAATTACGCTTCCTGCATGTCTCTGCTGAAATTGCCTTGTGCTCTTCAGATATCGTCTTGCCTTTATGGACGCGGCTAATCATCGCCCGCTGCTCAGGGGAGGGGCTGACGCGTTTGCTATTCGCTGACATAAGCGCTTTGGTTTCTTCCGTATGCGTGCGGCCGGTGAACGACACGCAGTACTTCAGCCGCTCCTCATACGGGATCCTCTTCTGAGACTCGGACATTTTCTTGCGACTCTTGTCCGTGTGCTTGAAGCCAAGGGCTGAACCGCCAGTGACAAGGGTGTTGTAACCATCGCGCCCGTTGGCACTATTTGCCCGGCTTACATGGAACGTTTCCCGATCAAAGATAGTCGTGTAATCATCGACGATCTCTATCACCGAGAACTCAAATTGCGATTCACCGTATTTGTCCCACGCTCGTTGCAATGCCGCAGAGTGGTGCCGCGCTTTCCTGAGATCACAGCGATGCTGCCGCCACCGAGAATGAATGTTGACGGAGGATCCGATGTAGACCTTCCCATTCGCCAGGTTTTTGATCTGGTAAATCCCGCATAGTGTACGATTCGAAGTAGCCATGACGCGCCCTTTACGCTGATTGGTTAGAGGCCTGGTTGCGATAGCCGTCGCTTCTGGGCCTTGCTGTTTCCACTGGATGAATCAACAGTATACATCGAATGCGCTGCTATACTGTACGCATGCACAGTATAGTCAAACGCCTACGCGACAAGGGGGTGCCACGCTCCCGCGATGACATAGCCCTCGACCACGGTTATACGGGCGAACTTCGCTTCGGCCTGGTCGGCGTCGTGCAGACCGCCACGCTGACGGAAGTCGACGACGAGCACCTCCGGCCAATCATCCCTTCGCTCGAGCACGCGGAGTTGATCGTGATGCGCGTAGACATGATGATGTTCCGCGGCATCGAGCGGGACAAGAGCGGAGCAGGGTACGAGCAGGAGTGGTCGGTGCGGATCATCGGTTACTAGGCGGCCGATTGACGGTTCAGCGGCACGACATTCCACGGCAGACCCTTCTCGCAGGCGACGAGGAAGGAGGCCCAGAGTTCAAGCGCCTGGCGTCGCTCCGGTATCTCGTCGCGCACATCGTAGACAGCTTCCATACCCTTGAGGACGTGGTTCAGCGCGATCTCGGATATTTCTCGTGACACGCCAAGATTGCGCATGTGACCCTTGGCGGTGCTTCGCGTATCGTGCGGAGTGAAGCGCCTCGTACTTATTCCGCCTCGCTCGAATGCGCGGTCAATTGCCGCCCACAGTGTTGTCCGACCTACGTGCGAGTTAGCCTTCTTGGCTGTCCTGCCCGGCAAGACCCACTCCGAGTCGCCAGCCAATTGCCGCAATTGCTTAAACCACCCAGCAACGGTAGGGGTGATTGGCACTAGGAAGCCGACTCGGGTTTTAACCGACTCGTCTGGCACGAACCAAGTGGCTCGCTCAAAGTCGACATACTCCCATCTGGCTTTGACTAGCTCATTCCCTCGGACGCAGGTTGCCAGCAGGATGCGCAGGGCCAAAGCGTTTTCAACCCCGATCGCGTCGATGCTATTCAATAGCTTCTGGATCTCTTCCTTTGTGAGCATGACGCGTTTTCGCACTGCTGGCCGAGGACCAATGAGTGCCGTCAACTTGATGCCAGCGCCGGGATTGACCTGGATGAGTTGCCGCCCGATGGCATGGTCGAATAATTTTCTCGTAGACAGCAGGATTTGCTTTTGTGCAGACCAGCCACAGCCAGACTTGGATAGCATATCGATCACATCTGCCGGCGTTACCGCGCGCACGGCGAATCCGGAGAAGTAGGGCAGTATGTGGTTCTTAAAGTCGAGCTTGCGGTAATATTTCGTCCGGTCCCCGAGATTGCCGGGGTCGAGCGCCTTCGTTACGTAGTCATTCATCAACTCTCGAACCGTCCAGGCTGAAAGCGCCTTCATCCGTTCAGCCCGCTTTTCCTCGGCAGGGTCCGCGCCCTGGTCAACGGACACGCGCTTTTCAGCGGCCAGCCTTCTGGCAGCCGACAAACTCAGGTCTGGATAGTTGCCAAGAGTAAGCTCGCGAGGGCGGCGCGCAATCATGTACCGCAGCACCCATGAGGCCGTCCCGGCTTTGGATAACGTGAACGTGAGGCCCCCACCATCCGACTTTGCGATCGCCTCACCTTTCGCCATCCACCGCCGTATTTGCATGTCGCTTAGCAAATTCGATCCGCGTTTTGCCATCCACCCTCCTTAAACTCTCTTACCCGTCAACGAACTCTAGCTACAAATCTAGCTACAAATTGGAGCCGCGATACCGGTATACAAACAGAGACACCAGCATACACCGCAGCCGCCACTCATAGAGGGAAAATGGCATGGCATGAGAAGAGTGCGGACGATGATGAGCAAGAGTGGACATTACGCAAAGGTTTGTTTATTCGATGCGCGAAACGCACTATCCATGCGGGTTTCGCGATGCTTCAACAGCCAAAATAAGGGGCTGGCTACAAATCTAGCTACAAATTGCGGATGAGCTAGAATGCGACACCAGCAGACAAGAAAGTTCGAATGATAACCGATCAATTCTTGACCCTGACCCCGCTGATGATGCGATCGAGACTTCCGCTCGTGATGCGTGTCGCACGTCCAACCTTGACGATCTCGAGTTCGCCGCGGGCGATCATCCGGTAGATCGTCGCGCGGCAAACATCCAGGCGCTTCATCACATTACTGACTCTGTACAATACTTGTTCCATAGCGTCACTCCTCTATTTCGACAATTCATTGTTAGCGGAAGTCGTTTCCGGCTCCTCCCCGACTTTGGTGCGCGCCGCAATAGCAGCATCGATACCGCATCCGATGTCTTCGCAATCCACCGGCACGAAGAACGAAACCGTGAAGCCGTGGCCACCTCCGTGCGTCGTTGCGTGCTCCTCTATATACTCGAACCGCGCTTGCAGTTTCTCGACCTCGGCCCGCAGTTCCGGTGCCTCGACTTCAATAAATTTGGGTGGATTGCCAAGCGGCGGCTTCCATTCCTGCCCGCCGAGGTCTTCAAACCCTGCACGTAACAACGCGCGTTCGGCACGGTCGAGCTTAGCGATCAGTTCAAGCACAGTAGCGGGGCAAGATGCTGCGATGAATTCGGCGTTCGCGTTGCTCATTTCGCCGGTGGCTGGGTCAGCGATGTCAGAAGCGATAGCAACCTTCCGCATTTCAGGCGAGTAGACATACAACTCGTCTACTACAAGTTGCCCGTTCCGCATCGCCGATGCCTGATTCACGTCCCACGGCCCCGGTGTTGCCGCCAGTGCCAGCGCTTTCAGCTTGTCGATGTCCATGTCATGCCTCCGTGCTTGGCTTGATTGCTTCGGTGACGCACTTCCCGGCAGCACCGAGAACAGCGCCGGTCTTGCCAAAAGGGTGCTTGTTGTCGTGTGCGCTGGCCGGCAACGTTACGATGTCGGCTACTAGGGCGACAGGCGAGACCGCCACGGCAATCCCGGCCTTGGCGATATTGGTTAAAGCGTTCAGAAAGCTCATTTGGCTTCTTCCTTTGGAGGCAGAGGAGAAGGGGCGGCATAAATCTTGAGGCCGCAGCGTTTGGCAGCAGCAATCGGATCAACGTATGCAGCCCCAATCTTCACGCTCAGAAGGTGCAATAAATCGCCTTGATGCATGGACCAGTATTGCTCCGGACAAGCATCTGCTGTTCCAGCGGTGCGACCGTCAATGTAGGCGATGAGGGCGGCGCGGGCGTTGGATGCGTCTTCAACCGTTTGCGGCTCGCACAAGGCCACTGCCATCGCTGCATTCGTGTAAGCGTCGAGCAGCGCACTAAACTCAGCCGTGTCGATGCTCACTGGCTTCCGTCCTTCCAGATCACGCTCGATGTCCTGCCCCTGATCGGCAAGGTGCTGAAGGATCGCTTCCTTGCTCGCTGCCCGGTTAGCGATTTCCAGCGCCGTAGCGCATCCTTGATAGGCACCGCGAGCTTGGTCCAGCTCGCGCTCCAGGTGGGCGATACGCTCGGCATACGGGGCGATGACTGAACAGGCATATTCCTCGGCGTAATCGTGAATCGCCCTCACAAGGGCAAGTCTGCATTTGTGAATGCTTTCGATGCTGACCCTATCGGCAGCAAGGCGGTATTCCATGATCGCCTCTTTAAGCGACTCAGGAAACTCGGGCAGCGGCGGCAGTGCTTGGGTATCCAGAGGGGCGGAGACAGGAGCAGTACGGCGGGCAACGAGCCATGCGCGCCATGCCGTGTCGACTTCGTTGTACAGGTAGCCGTCGCCTTGGCGCGTCTTCTGAGCATCGCCAAAGTAATCGAAAGCCCACAATTCAAACGCTGCGCGCTCGGCTTCCAAGTTCAGTTCGTTGCTCATGCTTGCGGTCCTTTCTGTTCACTGGTGGCGATGGCTGCGCGGGCTGCGTCAATGGCGGCATATACCATTTCCATGTCGTCTGCACGATACTCAACGCTGGCTACAATACCCCGCAGAGCGTAAGAGGTTCCAGTAGCCCACTTGCCGCTTTGCAGGAACCGCTTGTATGCACCGTTTGGCAAGATATCTGGAAGCGAGTGCAGTAGGTTTTCCAGCGCAGCTTTGCAAATATCGGTATCTGCGCCAGCATGCGCTGCCTGTGCTTCCTGGCTGCGGTAGAGGGTGCGAACAGGCGCTTTATTCTGCACATAGCTCGCGTGTTCCTCCGCAGTAATGTCGTGCCAGCAATTCGGGAATAACATGCTTGAAACCTGATGGACAGGCTTCCAGTTCATGCTTACAGTGGCATGCGTAAGGTACTTGAGAGGCAAGCCAGATGCGGCAGCAGGATTGGCGGCGCACAGTGCCAGCATGTCGGCATGCGTCATGTTTTGTCGGTCGGCAGGCGCTTCGGGCGCGGCTTGCCGGGACAATTCCGCACGGGCTTGCCATGCTTCCCATCTGTCCTGCGTAACTTCATCGAAGTAATACCAGCCCGTTACATCATGTTTTGCCCCGTGCTTTTGATGGTCGGTCAATTCCGCCCATGCTTCAAACTGCTCGCGCTCGTTGTTCTTGTCGCTCATGGCTTATCCTTTGCTTGATCGGTAACAGCTTGCGCTGCGACGGGGGTGGCGCGCTCGTCTTGAATTGCGCGGATGAATATGGGTTCGCCCGTCATCTGAGAAGTGCCAATGGATTCATCCAGTTGGGCTTTCAGGTAGGGGCAAGCCTCCTCGCAGCAGACCAGCAGCGGCCCGAGGTCTTTCGTCATCAGCGCACCTCCCATCGATACCTTCCCGCAGTCGCCGAAGCAGTGCTTGGTGATCAAGTCTTCCTGCGCAGCTAGAATTAGTCCGTAGAGGTTCGCCATTACGCCTCTCCTTTATTGGGGGAGGTGGTGCGCAGGGCTTCGAATACCGCATTGACCACGTTGTCGAGAATGTCGTCATCCTCGCCTGCTGGCGTAAAGTCATCCTCACTCATGGTGCCTACGCTCCATGCACTCCATACGCGATTGCAGTAATAGACGCCATCCAGTGCGCCGGCCACCGCATCCCACACGCGCTGTCGCACATCATCCGACGCGCTCACGGTGCTGGTAGTAGGGGCGAGGTCCGAGCTGTCGGGTTGTGCATTCCGCCCTTCGCGGAACCCGCTAGCCGCCAACTGCTTTAGCACCTCGTCCTCAATGCTGAGAGCGAAGACCATGATTTCTTCGGTGGTGACCTCCAGATCCTGTAAGCCGAATTCCTCGTCGAACAGGTCGAGAACCCGGCTCTCAGTTAGAACCGACATGGTTGGATCAAGGTAGCTTGCGGGTGCCGTGAAGGGCGGCAATACGTTCGCCTGCTCGGCTGTCTCGGCCTTCGCTGCCTGCTGGGTAGGAGCGGGGCGGGCCATGTCGGCAAATGCGACTTTGCCGCACAGTTGCAGGTATTTTTCGCGCTCGGCCGCCAGCAACTCAACGAGGCCGTTATATGCATCGAGCAGACTGCCTGACCCTTTGCAGTATGGGCAGTTGCAGGGCACTTCGTATGCGTCCGGCCCGGCCCCTTCCATCATCAAACCTTCACCCGAACCTTGGCACGCGGGACACAAACATTCGGCAGGTTCTTCCGGCGCTGCCTGCTGGGTGACTTCCTGTGCGGTAGGAGCGGCACCAGTCCTGCGGTTCCATGCGTCGATGGCGTTTTGCAGCGGGCCAACCCTCTTGATGGTCAGGTCGCAGGTATAGCAATGCACAGTGTTGTGCGCGCCGCCCACGTCCAGCGAACCACAGCATGGGCACTCGGCCAGCGCGCCGTCGCTGGTATAGCGCAGTTCCGGCACTGCTTGCACCTTGGTTGCCTGTGACTGGCCCGCGATCCGGTCGTTCACACGGCCCATGCGCTCGGCGTTCCAGTCGCGGTCCTTCTTCTCGGCGGTCTTCTTCCATGCCAGCATGCCGCCGTAGTAGCGTTCGATTTCCTCGGCAGCTTGGCGCATCGTGTCGGCGTAGTCGTTGTGGCTGTAGCCAGGGTTGCCCGCGTACTCGCGCAGACGCTGCGAAATATCGGTCGGCTTGCTCGGCTGTGCTGCCTGTGACTGGCGGGCGAGGTCGGCGGCACAGTCTTGCCAGCCACGAGTGAATGCGGCGCGGGAGTCGTTGGCGCGCTGCATGACGGACGTGTGCGGGCTGTCGGGAATTGGATACGCTTTGTCGATGGCGGCATCAAACAGCGCGCGGCCATCCGCTAGATCGCTGGTCGGCTGCTCGTCCCACTGCAGCAGCTCAGTCGGCAATTTGTCGTCGATACGGCGTTTCTGATCTGGCATGTCTTCTCCTAATTTGTCTTCTAAGCGCACAGTCTTGTAGGCTGGGTATAGGGCGTCTGGCTGGTAGCGAATTTCCATCTGCGTATTCACTTATTGGCCGCTGATTCGTCGCGTGACTCCGGCGATAGCCGAATGTCATTCATTGCGCAGAAAGCCAGTGCGTACTCGATTAAGCTGGCGCCGCGCTTTTTCGACATCAAGGCCGTGGACTCACGGAGATTGACGAATTCCCCTTCCAGCCCAGGCACCATTTCACTACCTTCATTCGTTGCCGCGGAATGTCCGGATACAAGCAGCACTTTCCATTGCGACGCAGTGCGAGTTTTGCCGCACCACTTCAAACCAGACTTCGCAATATCTCCGACGATGGCATGAAACATCGCGTTCTGAAGATTGCTGCGCTTCGGCTCGGAGAACACGACCATCCAGCCGGCAGGGGCCTCCATACAGTAGCGGGCAGCGTTGTTGCGCGCCTGATCGTGCATGAGGAAGAAAGGACGACGCTGAGCGGTCATAGCACCGCCTCCTTACGCAGCGCAGCGAAGTCCACACTCGCCAGTCGCTCAGCCATCTCGGCTGCCGGTATCGCGAACGCTTCGACGAGCGCGTCGAGGATCTCGAGGTCGGTCGGCTCTTCGCAGAACACGTCTGCCATTTCGACCAGGTGCGGATAGTCTGGCTGCTGGGCGTCGTGCAGGAATTGCGCCATCATTTCGTTTGCGTGGTCGAGGGTCATTACTTGATCTCCAGTCTCGTTGCCTGCGCGATCTTTGCGCCCGGGATTTCGCGGCCAGCCTTGATCGCTTCCTTAATCGCGGTTTTGTCCGGAGCGGGAGAGGGCGGCGGAGGCGGCTCCGGCGTGCGCATGAACTCCGCCGGAATCTGCTTCTCGTCCCAAATTTCCACGCTCGGCGGGTTCTTCTTGATCGTCAGCGCGAAGTGAGGACAGTCCAGCTTCGATACGCCAGCAATCTCCAAGCCGACCTTGAGGCGCTCGGCCAGCGCCGCGGCACGCTTCTCGATGGCCTGGCGCCGGGCCTTCATCTGCTCCTCGGCATCCTTGATGCTGGCTGCGGTCGCCTGCAGGTTGCGGATCACGAAGCCGTAGTTTTGCGCCTTGAGTTCCAGTGGCCACACTTCGCCTTCCAGTGTGTCGTTCAAGGTTTGCTCGTCGACGCCCGCATCCATCAGCACATCGGTGATGTTGCGATACTCGGCCGCAATCTGGAATAAAGTAAGCGAGCTCATTGGGCGGTCTCCTGGTTGGCTTCAAACTCAGCCTTGCGGCCGGCGTAGACTGACTGTGCAGACAGCAGAGCATCCGAATTAGCGAAACCCTTGGCATACGTGTACGCTTTGGCGAACGCCGCCTTAAGCGTTTCGAAGTCGCCGGCGTCCAGCATGGCCCCGATCAATTCGGTCATCACGGCCCCGTCATAAGCCATAGCCTCGACACCAGTGTTCAGCCACTCCATCAGTGCGGCACCAGTCGCCGGCGTGATCACCTGCGGGTCGCCAGCGAACAAGCCGGTGCGGTCCTTGGTGGATGTGGCGTAGTGGCCGCCGTGTACCAGGTCGAGCACGGTCGTGAACTCGTAGATGATCCCGTCGCGCTGCTCCGCCTTCATGCCCAGCTGGAGCACCTTCGTCTTGCCGTGACTGTCTTTCTCCTGCGAGGTCTCGGTCTTGCTGCGCATCGTGACGATGACGTGCATCCGCGACTGCAGCATGGCGTCGATAAACTTGCGGTGGCGCGGGTCACTCTCCGACCATGCCGACCACGTATTGCCCTTGAACTTAGACTGCGCGATCTGCTCGTTCAGTTGGAGCATGCCGCCAGTACCGTTCCACTCGTGCGAGATGCTGTCGATGATCAGCACGTCGTAGCCGGCCTTCTCGGCTTCATGGATGGCGGCGATGTAGCGCTCGGGGCTGTACGGGGCCGTCAACTCCATCACGTCGAACTCCATCAGGTCGCAGTAGAGCGATGCCGAATCGTGCTCGGTGTCGATTACCGCTACCTTGCCACCCAAGCCCTGCGCGAGCAGGATGGACGAGTAGGTCTTGCCTGAACCTGATGGGCCGGTCAGCGCCAGCCGCAGCTTGGCCTGCTTTCTCACGGCTTTTACGAATGCCATTTCCTTCTCCCCTAGAAAGGTAAATCGTTGTCCTTGATGTACTGCTCGCGCTCCTTGCTCTGCTGCTCGATCAGCGTCGGCGCCCACACGCTGGTGTAGCCAACCGTGCTCACTGGCGGGAACCGCTTGGCCGACTGATTCCGGCGCCGCTGTTCCGCGTCCTCGTGCCGCTGGAGCGCGTCTGCTGCATCTTCGATCTCTTTCATGCTTCTCTCCTCGGATCAGGGCGGGAAGCCAACCGCCATCAGGATCAGCGAGTCCACAACGATCAGCAGCAGCGCGCCGGCCAGCTTCACCTTCGCCGCAAAGATTTCCGCGCTGGTGACTTCGGTAGTCCACTGCGTACGGCATTTCAGGCTTACTGCGTTCGGGTTGAGGCCCATGACTACCTCCGATTAGTGAGTTACCAGCCTTGAATCGCATTACGCCGCGCTGTCAACTCCACTGCACGGCGGCGCTCGCGCAGTTCGAATGGGACTACCTGGGCGCGCATGTTCATGAAGTACTCGGCGCGCTCCTCGGTCTTGGCCAGCTGGTGATTCGTCCACCAGAGGGCGGCGGGTTTGGTGATCTTGCGCACCAGGCGGCGGGCGATGCGAGCGATCATTAGAAGAAGTCTCCATCAAGGACAGCATCTGCTTCCGAAACGGCATCGGGGGCAGGCAGGGCAGCCGGAGCTTCGCGGAATTGCTGCTCCATGTCCTCCCGGTCCTTCTTCTCGCGCTCGATGCGCACTTTTGCTTCCTTCACGGTTTCGCGGGGGTTGAACTTGTGTGCTGGCACGAACTTCAACTCGGGCATTGCTCCATCCTCCGCGAGGAAGTACGAGTACGACTGATCGCCGAGTCCGTAGGTGCTGCTGTCGACGCTAACAGCCTTTGACATCAAGGCCATCAACTCCAGAGCAGACTGTGCATCTTCAAACGCGAACTGGGTGTTGTAGCCGATCGTGATCACAGCGATGTTCGGATTGCGGGTCATTTGTGTTCTCCTCGACGTTGTTGTTAAGTGTGGCAACCGGGCGGCTTTCACGGCTCCCGATCCTTGACACGCTCGTGTCGGGCATATCGGGGCATGGGTACTAGCCATGCGGCTACGGCAATGCGTCTGCCACAGGAGGGCCGACTGCCGCCCTCGCTGACGAGGCATAGGCGTTCGGTCGTCAACCACAATCGGCCCTGCTGTGGTGACTGGCTTACGACCAGTCAGGCGGCCTGTACGCTTCAGGCTAGCGGCCACTCCGTGCGAGGCCCCCTGCGTTCTGACCCGGGGGATGGCAAGCCACGAAGTTCTACGGAGTCGCAGCGCACCGGCTCGTGTTACTAACCCGAAGCTGGGCTGCTGCTGTCACACTGGCTCACCTGCTGCGGCTAGGGTGGCGCGAGCATCTGCAATTGGGCCAAACTCCGCGTAGCTGTAAAACTCCACGACTGCCTTCAGTGCTGCCACGAGCTTGTGATGCGAGTTCACTGCCTTGACTATGTAGGCGGCGTTGGCGTCCTGCTGCTCCGAACCCGCCTCAGTCGGCCCGCAGGCCGCGACCTCCTGCAGAACACCTGGGCGCAAACGTGCTTCGATGTAGACGGTCGAAAAGCCTTCGCGCTTTGCGAACCAGGGCGTTGGCGTATGTGTCGAATTCATGTTCTTCTCTCCTTAGCTGTTGGACTGCGCTCTATCTGTTACAAGGAAGTCGGCTGCCCAGGTTTCCCTGTACGCTCCGTGACAGCCGCTGCACACGCCTCACGGAATGGGCACATGCAGCACAACCGACTTTCTTGTAACGCCCGTCTTTCCGGGCTGCCCGGTGCACCACGCGTCCTAGGACCTTGCTTGCGCAAGGAGGATCGGACTTCCACTACGCACGCACCTGCTGGTGTTATCTCCCCCACGTCCAGCTCGGGTCGAAAGCTCACAAAAACTCAACCGCCTGCTACCACTGCACTTACTCTTCGCTGATACGGCCTTGCTGGTTCATCCAGACGCATCGCCTTATGCTCTGCCCACGCTTCCGCTTGCAGCTCTGCGCTGGGAGCCATGTACGTCACGATCGTCCGGATTACCCAATACTGTTTTTCTTGCTCCCACTGTGGAGCGGGGTGGTGGCCCAGGCGCATGTCGTCGATCACGTGACGCATGGCGCTGTCGCCGGGCCGATAGGGGCTCAAAAGAACCTCCATTGGTGATCACTCTTCTTCACTTCGCGCTCGTAGATAGCGCTGTCGACTCGTGCCTGGCGCAGCTGGGTCAGATAGTCCATGTGCCGTTGTTCGCCAACCCAATAAGCAACCATGTCGATGTCGTATTGGGTCATCAGGTGCATCACGTTCAACTTTGTTCCGATAAGGCAGATGGCATCGATTACCAGCTCGTCATCCTCGGTGGCCGGCAGGCCGTACACGTCGTAGGTCTTGCCGTGGTAGTCGAAATCGCTGTACAGCAGTTTTGTCCCGATCAGCATGGCGGCCTCCTCAACGTGCGCACTCGGGCGCTTTGTTCACGAGATGCCATCCAAGAGCCCTGCGGACTTCCTCGGGCGACGGCGGCGGTTTGTGCTCGGCCTGGCGTTGCTCCATCCAATCCCTGACCTGTTGTGGCGTAGGCATTTCAAGCTCCGATTAGTTACCGTTAAACAGCTTGGAAACTGCGGGGACAACGTTGAGAATCTGTTCTGCTGCGTAGTGGCTAAGAAGCATTGCCAGGACAAAGCCGGCTAGGAGAAGAGCTGTGTAGGTAAGGATCGTTTTCATCGCAGTGCCAGCCCTTCTTGTATGTGCTCAGTCGATGAAACCAATATACGCTAGAAAAACTAGTATTACAAGATAAACTGGTAAAAATCTTTGAGTGTTGTTTTGCGGGGATCAAACGAGGTGTTGCTAGGTTCAGACGAAAAAAATCCCGCGCTCGGCGGGATGATCTGACATGGCCTGGTTGTGCCGGGCGCAAAGAGGGGCGGCTATGGAATTACAGGGACTCCGTTCATCTCCAGCCCGGCGCACACCTTGCGGGCCTGCGGATCGGCGCGCAGCAACCCCTCCGCCTCATCCCTGGAGCGAGACTTGGAAATTGCACTTTGGATGGCTTCGGCGCACGCTCGTTTATCCGTGCCTGAGCTGGAATCCCTTGGCCGGCAACCAGAGGAAAGGATCGCGGCGCTGAGTACCGCGGCGCCGGCAAGATAGCCAAATGCCGATCGATACCGCGCGTTTGCCATCGTCGGTTCCCGGCTGATTTCATTGCATGGTGTTGAGCTCATCCGTCCTCCAGTCCAAAGGGTTGAGTTTTCCGCGTGACGCTATAGCAACAAAATCTAGTAGATTCGTGGTCTTGAAGCATGTACACTACTGTTTAAATATACAGTATTACCAACACTAGGCGCCTGGTCCTGTTACACATGGAAACAATAGCCACACAACAGTTATTACTTTTGGAATAGACTTATTTTTGGGTTTCAGGTACGGCCAAACAAGGGCTCTAGCTGCGCAAGTGTCCAAGTACCTGTCGTAGCATCATCTTGAGCTCTTCGTTTTGTCGCTTGATATCGTCCAGCGGCGATACGTTCAAGCGTGAAATCATCTCTGCATTTAGTGAGTGACCGTTCTGTTCCGCAGCTGTTACCAGAGCTTCATGTAGTGCAGTTGGCAGGCGAATCGCGGTCTTGACGTAGTTCTTTTGCTTGGGCTGCTGGATGGGAGGTGTGTTCATCCCCCAATTTTTTCATGTTGCTAGAAAAATACAGTAGAGTGCTTTCAAAATGAAGGCTGTTGTTTGGTGATTATTGGCGAGAAAGATTCCATTACCAACGTGTAATAATGAATTGTGCGTAGGAATAATCGTACACAGGAATCGCCATGCATAAACGTCGATTCATATGCCCGCGCTGTAGAAGCACCGCACCACCTGGCGTCGCTCCTGCTTCCAACTACTACTAGAGTGCCTCGATGACGAACCATAACGAAGAGACGACCGAGCATCAGGTTCTTGCCGCACTGCGTTCGATCGAGCCACGCAAGCGGGCCGAGCTGCTCGCGGTGATCGAAGCGATGGCGATCGCATTCCCACGGGCCGCTACGGCTCCGAAACGTACCGCTTCACTTAGTCTTGTGGTCGCTGATGGAAACGTGGTCCGCACTCGGAAGAGCGCGAGCCATGACCAGCAGCGAGTTCTTCCCACTGTCAGTCTTCGAGCGGTATTCACTAAGTAACGCCGCCTCATCTTCTGATACCCACTGCAGGGTTGAGGCCTGGCGCTCGCCACGGCTCTCCCCGCTGCTAGGCGGGGCATCCTCACCAGCGCCGGTCATCAGCCATTCAGGCGTTGTGCCCAACACCTCCGCAACCTTCTTGATCCGGTTGCGATTCGGCGCCGTGCCTTCCTCATTTTCCCATTGCTGAACAGTCTGCCAAACGACGCCCACAGCCTTCGCTAGGGCCTCTTGGCTTTGGAAGCCGCGCTCGATGCGCTTCTGCTTGATTCGTTGATGGATGCTCATTCCGCAACTATGCCAAGAAGGACTAGTAGCGGATACACAGAATTTTCTTGTGTCTGCTAGATTTTCTAGTACAATGGGCTGCATGGATACCTCATCTCACGAAGCTCTCTCAAGAGCGATTGCTCAATACCCAACGTTGAAGGCTTTTTCTGACGCCATGGATGTTCGCTACCAGGTCGTCCAGCAATGGCTGGTCAACGGGGTTCCGGCCGAGTATTGCCCGCTCATCGAGAAACTGACTGGCGAGCGGTGTGAAGACTTGAACAGCAAGGTTGATTGGGCATTCATCCGATCGAACAAGCCGAGGCGGTCAAAGCGCCATCGGGCATCTGCAAAAAATTAGCGACACCGGTTCACTGTTTCAGCAATACCCGCAGTAGCAGTCACCCATCCTGCAACACGGTTCATAGGATGGCAGCAAATGAAGTTCAGTCACCAACATCCTGCAACACGGTTCATAGGAGAAGTGATGAAGAACCCGAGACATATCGAAGTAAAGACCCGCATGAGCGACGAGGAGCACCGAGCGCTGAGCGAGGCCTGTAACGAAGCAGATGTTTCACACAGCAAGCTCCTTCGCGATTTGGCGTTGGATTGGATACGACAACGCCAGTCTATCGAAAGTGCGACCAAAGAGAAACGGCCCAATCAGGCCACAAAGTGGGCACAGCCGGCCGCCAACTCCAGGTGGAACTTCGGCGCCACGCCGGTCAGGCCGCGGATTTGATGGCCCCGACTCGTACACCTGGGCGAAGTAGGGAACACGGCGCGCAAAACAAGAAGTGAACATTCGGGTGGACCCACTGCCAAGGTGGGTCGCCACTTGCGGCGAGACAGGGAGCATATGGACAACTCGACTCGAGTACCAACGTTGAACGACCTGAAAGAGAAAGTGATTTTCTGGGCAATGCAAGTCCGAATGACCGAGAAGGCAGTTCGCGATGCCCCGGTGGGCACGAAGGATGCCGCGAAGAGGCGGCACTACCACGCGAAGATGAAGTTCAACGAAGTCGTCGATATCTACCAGGGGAAACTGCGATGAAGCCGGATACTGCCAAAGACCGCAACAAGGTTCTGTCTGCGATCAAGCGCAAGCCTCGCATCACCATCTTCGAGATTGCGCAAGTCACTAACAGGAAGCGCAGCTCGGTCGCGTCTCACGTCCGCCGGCTACTTCGCGAGCAGTGCATCCAGGCCGTGCAAGTTCCCGCTTGCCCGGGAATCTGGGAAATCAGGAACGGCTACGAAATCGCGGAACGCACCAATCCTGCCGCGGCCGCCAAGAAATGCGCAGCTTCCCCGTGGGACGTGCTCACGAACGCCTTCGGCATCGCGGGGCAGCCATGATGCGCACCACACCCCTCAAGCGTACCGGCTTCCTGCGCCTGCGTAGCGCCAAGGAGCCTGTCACCAAGAAGGTAACTCACATCAAATCCCTCGGCATGAAGGGTCGCACGCCGACCGCACTTGAGCGCCGCTTCATGGACTCCGTGGCGGGCCTGGGCTGCATTGCCTGCGCCAAGGACGGCCATGTCAATCCCTGGATCTCCCTGCACCACATCGCCGGCCGCACCGCGACGAACGCGCACATGTACGTGCTGCCACTTTGCGCGAGCCATCACCAGCACGACGACACCGACCCTGCAGGACGCATCGGCGTCCATCCCCATAAAGCCAGATTCGAGGAAATGTACGGCACGCAGATGGAACTGCTGGCCGAGTGCATGAAGCGCATCGGATGGGGTGAATCGTGCTGACCTACCAAGTCAAGGGGCCGACCGAGAGCGGCCATTACTTGGTCGGCTACCCGACGCCTGGCGCGCCGCAGGTCTTCACGCTGGCCGGCTGCGCTACGAACGAGACGACCGCCAGGCGTGAATGCGATCGGCTAAACGAGAAACAGGTTGTCGATCGGCGCGAGGCTATCGTGCGGAAGGTCGACATGATCGTTCGCGACGAGGAGAGCTGACGTGGCCGGCGAATGGATCAAGGTGCGCACCAACCTGTGGGATGACCCGCGCATCACCCAGCTCTGCGACCTGACTGGCAGCGCAGAAGCGACCGTCATTGGCGGCTTGTACTGGCTGTGGGCGACCGCCGATGAGCATACCGAAAGCGGACACATGCCCGGCCTGAGCATTGCAGCCATCGACCGCAAGACGGGCGTCAAAGGCCTGGGGCACGCATTGCTGACTGTCGGCTGGATCGACGACACGGACGGTGGGATAACGATCAACCGCTTCTACGAGCACAACGGAACGTCTGCCAAGAACCGGGCTTCTACTGCTAAACGCGTAGCAAATCACGCAGCACGGACGAAAGCCGAACTCAAGGCTAACGCACTTGTAACGACGCAAAACGAAGCTACTAACGCTCCTACCGTTAGCACACCGTTAGCTAGAGAAGATAAGAGAAGAAAAGAAGAAGAACCCCCCATACCCCCCAAGGGGGGCGAGCAGCAAAACGTCGACATCGAACCGAAGCGCAAGTCCGCCATCTCGTTACGGACCTACCTGGACGACTGCAAGCGCTCTGGCGACAAGCCGATCCCTGAAGGCCATGCCGTTTTTGGCTACGCCACCAAGGTCGGCATACCGGACGACTTCCTGCGTCTGCACTGGCTCGAGTTCAAGGACCGCTACACCATGCCCGACGCCAAACGCTACAAGTCCTGGTCGACGGTGTTCCACAAGTCGGTCAAGGGCAACTGGTTCCGGCTGTGGTACGCAGCGAACGATGGCAGCTATGCCCTGACGACAACCGGCCTGCAGGCCCAACGCAATCACGCGGAGGCAGCATGATCGACCAATTCAACATCGAAGCGGAGCAGGCGGTTCTCGGCGCCCTGTTGCGCGACAACGACGCATTCGACCGCATCCCCGAGCTCGACGCGGCGCACTTCTACCGCGGCGACCACCGGACCATCTTCACCGAGATCGCCAAGCAGTTGAATGCTGGCAAGCGGGTCGACGCGATCACCCTGGCCGAGCGCCTGGATGCCGAACTGTTCCCGTACCTGGGCCAGTTGCACGCCACCGCGCCGAGCAGCGCGAAGATCGCCTACCACTCTGGCATCGTCATCGAGAAAGCTGCCAAGCGAGCACTGTCGGCGCTGTCGATCGATCTGGCATCCGATGCCGAATCTGGCAAGGATAGCACTGAGTGCATTGCTGACGCCGCCGCCAAGCTGGACGCCCTCGCGCAGCACAAGACGACGAAAGATCCGCGCCGGCTCGACTCCACGCTGGACGAGTACCTGACCCTGCTGCAGCAGCGCATGGATGGCCTGGTGCGTCCGATCCCGACCGGCTTCCAGCACCTCGACGACATGCTCGACGGCGGCCTGGAGCGCGGCACGCTGACGGTGATCGCTGGTCGCCCTGGCACCGGCAAGACCGCTGCGGGCCTTGGCATCTGCCGCAACGTGGCGCGCGATCACTCGTCGCTGTTCCTGTCGATGGAGATGTCGACCAACCAGGTCAACGACCGCAACATCTCCGCGCTCGCCCAAGTCGACATCAAGTGGCTGCGCCGCCCTGGTGAAACGCGTGACGATACCGCCCGCTGGGATGCGATCTCGCACGCGACGATCAACTCGCGCAAGTTGAACATGTTCATCGACGACCAGACCGGCCTGAGCATCCCGGCGATCCGCGCCAAGGCACGCAAGATCAAGCGGCAGAGCGGCCTCGACCTGATCTGCATCGACCAGTTGAGCTTCATCACTGGCGCCAAGGCCGACAAGTTGCATGAGGCGATGGGCGAATACACGCGCGGCCTGATCGCCATCGGCAAGGAACTCGACGCCGTGATCGTCCTGCTGGCCCAGTTGAACCGCGAGTGCGAGAAGCGTCACGACAAGCGCCCGATCATGTCTGACCTCGGCGTCTCCGGATACATCGAGCAGGACGCCGCCAACATCATCTTCCTGTACCGCGACGAGCTGTGGAGCCCCGATAGCGAGGACAGGGGCATCTGCGAATGGATCGGCGCGAAGCTGCGCCAGGGCCAGCCCGGCACCGTGGGCCTCAAGTACATCGGCGCGCAGACACGGTTCGAGACCTTGCCGCATCGTTGGTTCCCGCGCCAGCGGGAATCGAAGCCGGCACCGCGGCGCGGCGGATTTGAGTGACGAGACTATATCGCGCGCGCGAGCGCACATAAGGAGGAGTTACATGGATGCAAAGACTTTGGCCACGATGCTGACTGGCCGTGAATATCGGCGCGAGATCACGCGCGAGGAAGAGGTTCAAGCCAAGGCTGCTGGCTTGGTAGTCGCCTTTGGTGCAAGCGACGACCTGCTGGAGCTGCGCGGCGCGATCCACGATGAGGCTGGATCGTACGGCGGAGGCATGGTGCGGGTTGACCGCGCTGGCTTGATTCCCTCGTTCGAAGACATCGATTGCGATGACAAAGAAGAATTGCGTCGCTACTTCAAGCGCGAAAACGGCGGCATCGTTATCAGTGCGGCATGGGCGAGCGAGCCTGGCTACAGCTGGATCATCAGCGCCGACGTTCCGCACGAGACCTTCGAGATAGTCGAGGACGGCGAGCCGTACTGCCGTGGCGCCGTGTTCGCCTTGGTCGACGTTCCCGCCTAAGCAGAATACCGCCCGGTCAAGCCGGGCACTTCGACGGCATGAACAACGAAAACATGGGAGGAGCGATGGAAGCGAATGTAATTAAGACGTGGGGCCAGCGAGAAATCGAGGACAGCGACGCAGGTCGCCAGATCGAGCCGGTCCATCATTACATGGCGGATGAGATCGACGACCTCCGCGCCGCACTCAATAGCGCTCAGGAAGAGATTGCGGCATTCAAGAAGTACGCATTGACAAAACAGCAGCGTTGGGACGTGATTCGCTGGGCTGACGTGACACGCTTGTACGCTTTCATGACGCCTGAAGATGAGGCTATTGTGACAAGGCTGGATGCGCAATGAGCACCAAGAACCGCGACCTAAACCAGCGACACTTGATCGTCCCAATCGCACGCCTCGCTGGCAAGCAAAGGGTGGGACAGGAAGAGGCTGATGACCTGACCCTGCCGACCTTGATCTACCTGGACGCCGCTAAGCGCGGATCCTGCCCGCACGCCGGCTACAACTCGCTGGCGACGACCCTGCTTGCCGCTGCCAGCATCGCCTCGCAGACCAAGTCGAAGCGCTTCTACGACCTCGTGAACGGCGCCTATCAGATGCTCGTGAAGGCTGGACTACGGCCCACGGCGCTGCTCGACCTGACCACGACCGAGTATCAGGCGATCCGCTCGGCGCTGGTCTGGTATGTGCGCTCGCTGCCGACAGTCGAAGTCGGCGTCCTGAGCCGCGCGTACGCTCGCGCGCAAGCAATGATGGCGAACTGACCGGGGCCAATCGTGAGCCTATACACCTGCCACAACAAGCCACGCCCGACGCCAACAAGCACCTATGTAGCGCAGTCCAGCTGGAGCGACACCTTCCGTGACGGTCACGGCGCTCCGTGGCGAGTGCCGCTGTATGTCGATATCGGGTCGGCGTTCGACACCGCGGCGTGTCAGTACACCCAGCAGCATGCGGGCGATCCGGAGTGCTTGGGGTGCGTGCATCGGGTGACAAGAATTGGAGAGTCGAAATGAATAAGCGATTCGTCGGCCACTTTTCATGCGGAGCAGCATCAGCTGTCGCGATCAAGTTGGCAATTGAGGAAAATAAGCGTCGCGCGCATCTTCCCTTCGTTGTGGTCAACCAGCATATCAAGCAGGAGCACGAAGACAACCAACGCTTCCTGAAGGACTGCGAGAAGTGGTTCGACATCGAGATTCAGCAAGTATCGCATCCGGTCTACCAGGGCGACATTTACGCAGCTTTCGAGGGCGAAAAGTACATAGCTGGCATCGGCGGTGCTGTTTGCACTCGCACGCTCAAGAAAGAATTGGCGCAGAAGTTTTGGCTTCCTGGGGACATCGATGTTCTCGGTTATACCGCTGAAGAACAGGACCGCTACGACAACTGGATCGACGCCAACAACGAGCGTCGCGCCAAGCCGATCCTAATCGACCGCGGTCTGACCAAGTCGGACTGCCTGGCGATAGTCGAGCGCGCCGGTATCGAGCTGCCGGTCATGTACAAGCTCGGCTATGAGCACAACAACTGCATCGGCTGTGTCAAGGCTGGCTCGGGCTACTGGAACAAGATCCGGACCGATTTCCCTCTTGAGTTCAAGAAGATGGCCGAGTATTCGCGCGCCAAAGGGGTTCGATTACTAAAGCGTGGAGATGGGCGTATCTACCTCGACGAGTTGCAGGCAGGCGAAGGTAATTACCAGCAAGAACCCGAGGTCCAGTGCGGGATTTTTTGCGAGCTGGCTGAGCGCGAAATGAGGGTTGCCTGATGCGCGCCCCAAACCCGGACCAAATCTGCGGCCTCTGCGTCGACTTTACCCGCCGCGACGCCGAGCCACAGTACACAGCACTAGGCATGGGTCGCTGCCACGGCTACGACCAGGATGCTAGCTCGCCGGTCCGCTACGTAGCCTGGAACGAGAGCTGTGTGCTATTCGACAAGGACAAGGACCGGGATGCTGCCGCATCGCGTCGCCGGTTCGTCGAGAAGTGCCAGCTCGAGCGGGAGGGTGAATGATCCTGGCAATCGACCCCGGCACCACCGAGAGCGGATGGGTCATCTACGACGGCGCATGCGTCATCGACTCTGGCATGACGGAAAACGCCGACATGCTCTATGCGATCCCGGACGTTCCGGCAGACCGCCTCGCAATCGAGATGATTGCATCGTACGGGATGCCGGTAGGGCGAGAGGTGTTTGAAACCTGCGTGTGGGTGGGCCGCTTTCAGCAGGCGTGGCACAAGCCGGAGGCAGTCGAGCTGGTCTACCGCAAGGACGTAAAGATGCACCTGTGCGGCACCACGAAGGCCAAGGATCCGAACGTGCGTCAAGCGCTGCTCGATATGTTTCCGCGCACTGGCGGCGGCAAGACGCCGCAGATAGGTACTAAGGCCAACCCCGGCCCTTTGTATGGGGTAACGAGTCACGCATGGGCGGCACTCGCTGTCGCTATCACCGCAGTCAGTCTAAATCCATAGGGGGAGAGCATGAGCTTCAAAGATAACCACAATCTGATCGAAATGCGCATCGAGGTGGAGCGGGACATCACGCCCGGTCTGCCGGCTGTCGATCGCGCCATCGCGTTCGTGCGCACACGCGGCACGGTCTCATCGTCCGAGCTGCACATGGTGATGGACCTGCCGCCGGATGAACTGCCGTCAGAGCACCTCGTGGACGCGCTGGAAGATGGGCGGCTGGTCAAGAGTGGCAAGTTCTGGACGCTGGGTGCGGCGGCGCTGTCGTCGGTCGGCTTGATTGATGTTGTTGAGGCGGAGGCGGCATGAGCGACGTTACCGACGAACTGCGCGCAGAGCTAACTGCGCTTGACTGGCGAATCGAGGGTAAGTCAAAGGATACCGGCGTTGGCTGGTATGCATGGAAGCGTCTGGAGGGCGCCGCAGATTGCATCTGCAATGACAAACCACCCAGCCTAATCATCACGCCGTATGAAATCGCCGTTCATGGCCAAACATGGCGCTCGGCTGAATTTGAGGTGACTGGCGAAGTGGCTAATGGGCGCTGGCTCAAGTTGATTGCGTACAGCGTTCAGATCGATGAAGTGATCGGCGCAATTCCAGAATGCTCGCTGCTTCTGCGAAGTGCGTGGGATGCCGTAGCCACCAAGGGTGCAGCAGGCGAAGGAGGGTCGAAATGAACGCACCCGACCAAGCAATCCTCGAAGAAGCCCCGCAAGCCGATTCCCCATTCATCATCGTCATGAAGCTATGGGCGCGCTGGATGTCACTAACCGACAGGCGCGAAGCAGGGGGATGGGCTCATCCGCAGGACGTGAAGGAGTTCATGCGCGCCGGCGAGGCTGTCGATACAATGGTTAACGATTTGCCAAGCTCGCATCGGTGGGCGATCTACCGTGCGTATGGTATCGCGACCGTGTGGCGGTTCCAGGCATTGTCGCTAGCTGATGTCGTGATCGAGGCTGAAAATATTTTGACGCCGAGGATGCTGAGAAATGTTGACGTGCGTAGGTACTTCAATGGGAGCTAAATCCAGCCCTATCTGCCCAAGGTGCGGACAGCCGAAGGAGGGTCCGTGCCTGCCATGCAAACGAGCCAGTGCCAGGGCATACATCGCGCGGAACAAGGCAAAGGTCCGCGCGAAGAACAACGTCTGGAAGGCCAACAACAAGGAGCGTGTCGACGCCAAAGTGGCCGAGTATCTAGCCAACAATAAGGAGCGCATCCGACAAAAGGCCGCCGAGTATCACATCGCCAACAAAGCACTCCTGAATGAGCGATCCGCCGCTTGGCGGAAAGCGAATCCAGAGAAATGCCGAATACAAGCCCATGATCGACGAGCTAGAGTGAAAGGCGTTGGTGGCGCGTTGTCGAAGGACATCTACGAACGACTTTTCAAGCTTCAAAAGGGGAAGTGTGCCTGCTGCGGGACGCCGCTTGGTAAGGACGGACACCTTGACCACATCATGCCGATATCCATGGGCGGCAAGAACGAGGATGCTAACGTCCAACTGCTCACGCAGAGGTGCAACAACCAGAAGCACGCTAAGCATCCGGTCGACTTTATGCGGGAGAAAGGGTTCTTGTTGTAGATTCTTGTAGAAAACTATTGCATTCAGAAAAGACTAGGATTACCATGGTTGAGCTAGCTGTCGAGATTGCGCTCTAGCGTCACGAAACCCGCCCCGAAAGGTCAGCGGGTTTTTGTCGTTTATGGATTATGTCCTTGTCCTCTGCAACCGATCATGTGTCGGCGACGCACGGCAAGGATTTCTCGAGCGCACGGGGCTTAACCCAAAGGATGGCCGCCGTGATGATGAACCCTGCGTGGTGCAGTTGATTGATCGGCCGACGATCAGCTGCCGGATGGCTCACGAAACGAGCCGCCACACGACTACGGGCTTACATGGCGCGGTGAAAGCCGCTTCATGGTCTTTGCGCAGAGACCAATGACGAGTGCCCTACGGGGGAGCTGATTTGGGAAGCCCGTAGTCGTGTGGTTAAGCGCAGCAATGCGTAGGGTCGGGGGATCCCGGCCGCCACAACCATGTCTCCTCCAACCTACCAAGGCTTGGACTTCGCCGCCTGTCGTAGTAATGCGCTCGCGGCTTTTTTATTCTGGGGTCTGCCGCGAGCAGCAGCGCAGCACGCCTCAACACGATTGAGGCACCCATGCCGTATCCGCAAGAGCTACCCGTCCCGACCTACGCGAAGGGCACGATGCCCGTTGGTTCGCCAGTCAAGGTATTCGCGCCGTATGCGGCGCCGGCATTCGCATCGCCGGCTATCGCTGTCGGACAGGTCGTCACCAGCGTGACGCTGCAAAGCACCGCTGCCGGCGATCAGAGCAACGTCCCGTTCACGTTC